TATTTGTGGTATATTAGTAGTATAATTAAAAGCAAAAGAAATGAAAAAAGTAATATTTGATTTAGACGGAACTTTAGCTCTCATCGATAAGCGAAGAGCTATTTCTATAAAGGACAATGGTAAAATGGATTGGGACACTTTCTTTGATCCTAAGAACATTGATCTTGACCAACCACATGATGCTGTAATTAAAATGGCTCAAATGCTAGATGCAGCTGGACACATGATTGTTATTTTTAGTGGAAGATCTAAAGCTACTAAAGATGCTACTAAAGCATGGTTAAAAAAGTTTGATGTACCATTTAATGTATTGAAGATGAGACCGACTAGCAGAGACTTTCAGTTTATGCCAGATGACGATCTTAAGAAGAAATGGTTTAATGACTTATTTCCAACACAAGGTCATATTGATGATGTAGTTTGTGTATTTGATGACAGGCAAAAAGTAGTTGATATGTGGAGAGATATGGGTTTAACTTGTATGCAAGTTGCACCTGGTAATTTTTAATAAAAATAAAAGATATGAGATTTGAAGATTTAAAATTTAAGAAGCAAACTCACGGTGGAGTAGGAGCTACCGTAGAATTTAAAGACGTTACAGTAAGTGTTCAAGCTGGTTCGTTCGTTTACTCTACGCCCAGAGAGGATTTACTAGATTCTACAATGTACTCATCTTTTGAGGTTGCTGTATTTGATAAAGACGGTAGATTTGTTACAGACAACTTTATGGATAACGTTGACGAGGTTTCAGGTTGGACATCAAAGGAACAAATAGATGAATTGTTAAAAAGGTTTTCCTAATGAGTAGACAATTTACATGGTGGCGTAGATTTCATGGAGTTGTTAAACTACCTAAGAAATACTTATTTAAAGGTGCTAGTGAACTTCAGCAAAGAATAGAATTTGGTGAATACGAATTTAACCATTTAGGTAGGGAAGTGTATTTAGAAGATAAGATCTACGAAGCCAAAGTAGAAGCTATTAAAAAAGAAAGTCCTTGGTTAGAAGGTGAAACTTTGATAGAAGCAGTTGATTATGATAGAAAACAATACAACAAACGTAAAGCTGTCATGATGAAAAAGCATTTAGAGGCGGAACAAAAACTTCTTTTAAAATTAGCTGAAGATTTAGCTAACGAGTTTGATATGACAAAGGAAAGGGTATCGGATATAATGGAAATATTTGATGGAACTACTAGAGAGTTGTATTTTAAATGTAAGAGTATTGCATTAGGTAAAAAGTTTGATCCAGAAAAAATGCAAAGATTTATCAACGAACAGCCTCGACATATTCTAAAGCCTAAAGAAAGAAAATATATCAAGCTTTGGACAGGTCTAATCAAAGAACATAATTGGAGACGGTTTTTAAACTGGGAACAATTGAAACAATAGGTAATACCACAATATAAGAAATATGCTAGATTATTTATTAAACACTTATGCTATTGAAATACGATGGATGTCATATTATGCATTATGTGGTGTACTTTTTAATCTTATGTATGACTTAATAGTTTCAGGTATTATCAAAGACGAGTTTTTTAGGTTTACTCATTTACAGCGATTCGGTGTAACATTAGTTTGGCCAATATTTCTCACTCTATTTCTTATTAATTTTTTTATAGCACTTTTTGGAAATGACAAATAACAACTATGGATATTGTTGTATCAATACAACTTTACAGAAATCAGATAAAATAACTACAAATCGTAGTATGATCAAACGTACGTTTGCAGCTAAAGGTATTGAGTATGCTTCAGAGTTAGCACTGCTTAACGCTAAGGATTTGGTTAAGATTATCAATTGGAACAATCGCAATGGTATCAAGCTATTCCGCATCAGCTCTGATATGTTTCCATGGATGAGCGAGTATGAATTATCTGATTTACCAGATTATACTAAAATTGCTAATACTCTTAAAGGCGCTGGCAAAATAGCAATGGATAATGGTCAACGTTTGACATTTCACCCTGGTCCATTCGATGTTTTAGCATCTCTTACTCAGAGAGTAGTTGACAAATGTATTATTGATCTTAATAAGCATGGTGAAATTATGGATTTACTTGGATTACCACGTGATCATTCTGCACCTATCAATATACATGTCAATACTACTCAAGGTGGAAAAGCCGAAGCAATGCAAAGATTCGTAGATAACTTTTATCTGTTAGATGCAAGTGTACGTAAACGTCTTGTTGTAGAAAACGATGATAAGGAAAGTCAATACACTACCGAAGATTTATATGTTGGCGTACATAATAAAATAGGCATTCCTATTACATTTGACTATCATCACCATTGGTGTCATCCTGGAGAATTATCTCAGGAAGAAGCTCTTAAACTGGCATCTACCACATGGCCTAAGGACATCAAACAGTTAGTACATTATTCTTCATGTCAACAATTACACGAAGACGAAACACAGACAAATAAGCGTGCACATTCAGATTATATCTATGAGCACATAGAAACATATGGTTTAGATCTAGATATTGAATTAGAAGCTAAAGCTAAAGAATTAGCTCTTCAAAAATATGTGAAACAATTTAAACATCAATTAGTATAACCCTTATAAAATTACATTTATGAAACACCTAAACAAATTACTCGGCTACTTTGGTAAATTTTTAACGTATATGTTAAATAATCAAATGGGAGTACAATCCAATATATTTTGGTTAGTAGCATTATTTAAAATAAACACAGATCAATTCTGGACATTTGCTGTGCCCGCTATATTATTTAGAGGATTGCAAATGATAATCGATGAATTAAAAAAGAAATAGATTTATGAATTTAAAAGTAGAAGCGCTAAGATTAAAATATGAAGCGCAAAAGTTAGAAGCCCTTGCAACATTAGAAGTTTACATGAAAAACTCAGCTGGTATCGGTGAACACCCACAGATTCTAGAAGAAATGGATAATTTAGTAAAAGCATATGCAGATGCAGATGATTGCCTTGAAACATTAAACGAAATTTTCACAACAACGGACGATGGTACAGCTTTGGCTGATTCAGGCTCCGTTAACAGTTAGATTATTTAGGCATAATATACACTGGGGTCAAGGGGAAGCGAATAGCTTCCCCTTTTTTTGTGATATATAAACCATGAAACATATCAAAGCTTACGAGAGTTTTATAGGAGAAGGTAGAAGTGCATACGATGGACTTGCTTCAAAGTTAACTAAATTAACGTTTAGGAAATGGGTAAACACATATAAAGGTGGCAAAGCAGTTATCAATTATGTGGACCAAATCGAAGAACGAGGTTTAGAATTTGACTTTGATGCAACCATTCATATCGATAAGAAATTTAAAGGCTTTGAAGTTTTACCTTCAACTGGTGCAGATGGTAGAGATGAAGACGATGATGGTGATTATCAAACTCCATATATTCTAATAGATTTTGGTATAAATCCTGATTGGATTCCAGGAGAATGGTCTACTGTATATTTTCATTTAGCAGATGTTATTAGACATGAAATGGAACACATAACACAGGATGGTGTAGACACTGGTAATTATAGAGCTGGTAAACCTATTGAAGATGATAGCGAAATAAGAAATCTAATTAACTTAGGTCTTCTACCATACTTTCATTATTTAATGTTACCTAAAGAAGTAGATGCTAATTTACAGGGACTTAGATACGAGGCTAAAAAAAGAAAAGAGCCAATGAGTGATGCAGTTAACAGATACTTAGACACTCAAATAGAAGGTGACGTAATTAGTAAACAAGAAAAAGAAGAAGTGTTAGATCTTTGGAGAAAACGAGCTGTAAAAATAGGTGGTATACCGAAATTTTAATATGAAATACATAAACACATACAATAGTTTTTTGAATGAAGCTGCAGGTGGAAAAAAGACTGATGTTCTAAAGAAGCATTTCGATAGAACTAATATGTCGCTTGCAAAATGGATTAAAAAGTATCTATTGCCTCAGGAAAAACTTGATTCCGAGTCTGACGCAGTTAATCTAATCACAAAGGTTAATAGTCGAAAATATTATAGTAAACTACCGACCATGTATTTCTTTGATGCACCTGCTGAAGATCATCCATCAGATAAACTAATTGTACACTTTGTATCATCAGAAAAAATTAGACAAAATATTGTTAAAAATGGCTTTATTTACGGTGAAGCGGATTACCTCAAACTGGGTATGAATTGGTCTTCAAGACACAAGCCTAAAAGAGATATTGGATATAACTATGGTCTTGATTATGATGACATGTTAGAAAAATATGGAAGTTTAAAAAAGGGTGCAAAACATTGGGGATCTTATCCGATTACATTTAAATCCACCGATGCAATTAAAAATTATCACTTTGGTGACGACGTTGAACAAGTATTATTTTGGGGACCGTCAGCATATGATATAAAAGCAATTGAAATATGAAATACATTAATGAAAAGGCGCCTAGCGTAAAAAGCAAAGTTAAGGACATCAATAAAAAGATTGGTAAACTGGTTTCTAAAAAAGAGGATGCTATTAGTAAAGCCAAAGAAATGGCAGATTCTGAAGAACCTTCTGGAAAAATGCAAGCTTCATTAGCAAAGATACAACTTAGACAATCTGAAAGCGAAGCTGAAAAATTAATGTTGCAAAAGCAGGCTGAAATACTTAAAGCTAAAATAGACACTGCTAAGAAAAAAGAAAAAACAACCAAAGACATAGATATAGAAGAAATGGAAAATAGACCAATTACAATATTAGAAGGTGTTATGTCTGATATACACCAGATGATTAACAACCATAAAAACTTTGATTCTTTTCAAAAAGAATTCTTCAAAGAGTACGGACATAAAAAGGTAATGAAGAAAACACCAGAATTTTTAGAATGGCTAGAAGCTCTTTATAACGACAGTCAATTTGCAGTCGCTGAAGCAGATGCAAAACCAGGACCAGATCCATATATGAGAGGTTTAGATGACGATGATGAAGAGAAAAAAGAAGATAAAATGAAAAAGCAAGCTGAAATGGACGATGACGATCCAGATGCTTATAAAGAATTACCAGGTGACAAAGAGGCCAAAGCTAAAGGTGAAGTAAAAACTTCTAAACATGTCAAAAAATATCACGAATTATATGGTGATAAAAAAGATGAATCAGTAGAAATATCTGAAAAGGCTAAGCCTTATGCTTTTGCACTCAATGATTGGTTTAACGCAGTAGAAAAGGCTGGTAATTTTGAAAATATTGGAAAAGAATTAAAAGCAGCTGGATACGAATTTGAATTTGAAGATAATAAAAACAATCCAGCATATAAAGTTGAACATGATGAAGCTACTTTTGCAATTGCTAATAAGAAATATTGGGGAAGACAATGGCGTGCCATTGAGAAACAAATAGGTGATATCGCAATAGGTTGGGTTTTTCCAAATGATACGTATAATGAATCTAATATTAATGAAGAAAAGGCAGAAGGCGATAGAGGTAAAATAGCCGATGCTAAAATAGAAACTGCTCTTAAAACTAAGGCTGAAGAAACTGGAGTACCAATTGGTTTAATTAGAATCATAATGAGAAGAGGTATGGCCGCGTGGAAAACTGGTCACAGGCCAGGTGCAAGTGAACAACAATGGGGATATGCACGAGTAAATGCATTTTTAACTAAAGGTGACGGTACATGGGGTGGAGCAGACAAAGATGTTGCTAAAGAAGTTAGAGATGGTGGTCATGACAAAGGACTTAAAGAAGGTGTAGAATCAGAAATTGGATTAAGCGATAAATTGGGTAAATTCAAACATTCAAAGCCGTCGAAAGAATCTGAATCACCTAACAATATAACATGTGGCAATTGCTCATGGACTTGGTTAAAGCAGGATGGCGGAGATGACATGTATACTTGTCATAAATGTGGAACAGATAACGCACCATCTTTAGGAGAATCAATGATAAACGAGGAAGATACTTACAACGATTATCCCGCTGCTGCCAAAAAGAATGCAAAAAAAGCACTTGACTGGAGAGATGAGCATGGAAGAGATGAAGTAGATGCAGGTACTGCAGTTGGGTGGACAAGAGCAAATCAATTAGCTAAAGGTGAAAAGATCTCAGCTGATACTGTAAAGAGAATGGCATCGTTTAATAGACACAGAAAAAATTCATCAATAAAAGCAGAATTAAAAGGAACACCGTGGAAAGACAAAGGATATGTTTCTTGGTTAATCTGGGGTGGAGACGAAGGTGTTGATTGGGCAATGAAAAAATCAAAAGAAATAGACAACATGAAAGAGTCAAACCAACTAAAGTACATTAAACCACTTAATGAAGCTGAGAAGTATATTACCGATAAATTTAAAGTAGGTGATAAGATCAAAACTGGATTTGGTGAATGGGAAATAATTGAAACTGATTATGCTCCTAAAAAGAGTTTTATGGCTCCCTTTATATTTAAAGGAGACGATATGAAAAGAGTAAACATACCTAATCCTCCTAAGACTAACAAGAATGCTGTAGGTTATAAAGTTACTGATGGCGATAAATATCCTATTATTGGTTTCTTATATCAATATAAAGATATTACTAAACTTGCAACAGTTGACGTTGATGAATCTGTAGTTAATGAAAATAAAAATCTTAAAGATATGTCAGATACTGATTTAATAGCAACTCTAGACCATTTAAAAACTGGACCTGCTAATATAAGAGAGGTATCTGGTACATTAATTAAAAATATAGAAAAAGAAATTAAAAAGCGAGGTATAAAGGAATCTGTAGTTAATGAAAAAGATAAACACACATCAACTGATTTTTCTAAACCAGGAAATGATGGTGACATTTACTTTTCAAAAAGAGAAGGTGATGCTGTTGGTATTAGATTAGAAGATAAATTACAAATGATTTATGTTTTTCAAGAAGAACCTAAATTAGGAAGGATTCAAAAAACAGATAAACGTTGGAAAAACATGGGTCCAGCCTCTGAAGAACTTTTAATTGATTTAAGAGGTAGAACAGAAGGTAAAATATTATTTGACTTTGTTTCAACTCTTGAAGAATCTGTAGTTACTGAAGGCATGTCTAAGTCTGCTATCAAAAAAGCTATTAAAGTTATTGATCAACAGATCGAAGACGAAGAAGGTGGAAATGGTGAACCATTAGATAATGAAACTCTTCAAGCATTAGAGCAAGAAAGAGAAAGATTACTAGGAATGAATGAAGGTAAATTCTCACCAATGGGATATGCTAAAAGAGTTGTAGATGGAAGTATTAAAATAAAGGATGCCATGAAAGAAGCTGGTATTTCTTTAGGTAATATGGCTAAATTGATCAAGAAAATAGACAAATCATTTAATGTTGATGCAGCATTTTTAGAAAAGAATGTAATGCAAGATGATCCTGAAAAATTCGTTGAATCTAAAAAACTTAAGTATGTTAAAGTACTTAATGAAGGTGTAGATGGTTACACGTATAATAAATGGATTAAAGAGAATGGCAAGATTAAATATCCTAAGTGGATTGAGGAACAACGTAAAGAAATTATTAAGCAAGGATTAATGGAACCAGTGTATGATTCTGAATCTCAAAACATGATCATTTGGATTAATTCTTTTGGTAAGAAGTTTTTCCCTATAAATGCTGATTCAAAGAAGAGAGAAAAAGAATTTGGTAAAAACGGTTCTGAATTTATAAATAGATTCTATAATGATTTAACCGGATATAGTGCTTTCTTTTGGCAAGCTGCTACGATTTGTTTAGAGATTATCAGACACATAGAAGATATGCAAGTAAACGGTGAATCAATAGAGCCAAGTTACTATCTAGCAAAAGAGTATTTTAATAATCATGGCTTAGATACTAAGCGAAGCAGAATATTCAATAGTACTACTGAAAAGTTAGCGGTATGGATGAAAGATAACAATATCGAAACTTTATAAATTGGGTTTGATATATAATAAAAGAAAACAATAATAAAATATTATGGCAAAACAAATATTATCGTTCGAGGATTACAGTAAGAATCTTAAAGGTTCTGACGTAGGAGAACACGAAAACCCAGAAGGGTACCCAGCACCAGAAGGAGAAACTGATGATGTTGAAGATTTTAACGACGAAGAAGTTGAAGAGGATGAGGAGAAAGAAGTAGCAGACGCTGATGACGTTGAAGAAACAGAAGAAGCTGAAGAGGAAGACGAACAAGGAACTGAAGAATCTGAAGAGGCACTAAAGGTTGCTGAACAAATGGTTAAAACTTACAAGAGTGTTGTAATGGAAGCATGTGAATTCAGTGGTGATGATTACGAAGACCACACATTGGAAACATACATGAAAGAAAATGCTGCACTAGCGGCTACTCTAGCTGCTCAAGCATTAGAAGAAGCTTACGAAAAGATTAACGAAGATATTGAAATGGCTAATGAAACTTACGAGGCTATGATGAATGAAATGAAAGAAGCCTACTGTAATAAAATAGATCAATGTAGAGAAGCATTTACTGGAGATCCAAGAGGAGCGGCTGAAGAAGACGAAGCATAAAAATACCGCGAGGAATTATGAAACACGTAAGATTATTTGAACAGTTTGTTAACGAAAGATTTAACTCAAAACGAGCAGCTAAAGAACTAGTAGCAATGGGATTTAAAAACGTCGATGGTAATGGCGGTGAAATCTCAGTTGAAACTGCAGAAATGGAAAATCCATTCGGTCATGATGCGGCGTTTACGTTCTTTTGGAACGGTAAAAACGTATGGGCAGAAGCTGAAGATGGTTCTTATGTAGAACAAACCCAAGAAATCGAAACGGTAGAACAGTTCGCAGACTGTCTTGAATTTGGAGAGGGTTGGTCATAAACAGGCACACATTTTAATAAACTTTTTAAGAAGTCCGTGTATAATACATGGACTTTTTTATTTTAACGAGATATGCCTAGAATACCAGTAGACTTAATATACATGCAGATGGCTTACCAAATATCTAAGCTTTCTTATGCTAAACGTAGACGCGTTGGTTGTATTATTGTAAAAGATACACAAATTATATCAACAGGATATAACGGAACGCCTTACAATTTTGAGAACGATTGCGAAGAGGTGCAAGTCAGAGATATTGATAATGCAAATCATAAGAAAGTTTTAGAAGAAAAGGGCTATGACTGTGAAGATGGTTGTTGTTCTAAAGAAGTAACTAAAAGAGAAGTCTTACACGCAGAATCAAATGCATTGGCAAAAATAAGTCGTTCTACGCTTTCTTCAGAAGGTGCAGACATGTACGTAACAATGTCACCTTGCTTTGACTGCGCAAAATTAATTATTCAATCAGGTATTGCAAGAGTATTTTATTCAGAAAGTTATAGAGATATGACTGGAGTAGAATTACTAGAAAAAGCAGGTATTACCGTAAAAGAAGTTGTATGCTGGAACGATCTATAGATCAAATCATAGACAGTGCCTTAGAGGCTAACACATTTGGAATAGGTTTTAAATTTAGAAAAAACCAAAGAGAAATCATAACCAAAATATGTGAAGCATATAAAAAAGATCCTGATTCTACAGTTGTAATAGATGCACCGACTGGAAGCGGAAAATCGCTTATAGCAATGTGGTCTTCTTATGTCATGAAAGAAATGGGTAAACGAGGTTACTTAGTAACTAGTGATTTGACATTACAAGATCAGTACGAATCAGATTTCATGAGACTTAAATTAAATTGGCCATCTATTAGAGGTGTAGACAATTATGAATGTAGTGTAAATGGTTTACCATTCTCATTAGGAGATTGTAAACTAAAGGGAATGGGATATGAAGCTGCTAAAGAATTATCTTGTTATAGTTCTTGTGAATATTTACAAAATAGATCTAGAGCAATTGATCAACCGATAGCTTTATTAAATTATGCATTCTGGTTAATTCAAAGAAATTACGTTGACGCCAAAATGAAACTAGATGATAGACCTGTCCCGTTTGAAAAAAGAGATTTTGTGTTTTTCGATGAAGCACATAAAATAGATGAGATTGTTCAAGGACATTTTAGCCCTAGAGTTGATCCTTCGTTAGTAGATAAAATACTAGAAGCTACTAGATTTTCAAATAAGCAAGGTTTTGGTAGTAGCGCATATACTCGCGGTAAACTAACAAGTCTTGTTAATGATTTAATGAAAGGAGATAAATCTACCGTGTTTGAGGCATTACAAGAATTCGATGCTATTCTTAAAATATATGGTAAAATCAGAAATGAAGGTAATAAAGCCGCTAAACTTAGGTATAAAAGTCAAACACTTCCAAGAGATTGGCAAAAAGCTTTCGGTATCTTTGACAGACTAAAAGACACTCATTGTAAAATTAACGATTATGTTGCTCTTATAAAATCAGTAGGTATAGATAAAATGGTACTTGATCAAAGAGAAGAAGAGTCTACATTTAAATGTGTTGAAGAGGCACTCATGATAAACAAATACTTACATGATAAATCAGGATTTAAAGTATTTATGAGTGCAACCATTGGAGATCCAAGATCTTTTGTAAAAATAATGGGAATTAAAAATGCACAATTTATTAGATTAGATAATGTATTCAATTATGAAAAGTCTCCGGTTGTTTTTATAAACAGGCACAAACTAACATATAGAGAGAAAGTCAAGAGTTTGCCACATGTTGTTGCTATCTTAGATCAAATCATAGATAAACATAAGGGTCAGCGCGGTATCATTCACACTGGATCATATGAGTTTACTAACTATATTAAACAAAACACTAAGCATCCTTTTAGAATTATGGACTATGAAAATTCTAAAGAAAAAGCTGGTATGATTGAATTATTTAAGAAAAAAGAAAATGGTGTATTAATGGGACCATCTTTATTAGAAGGCTTAGATCTTAAGGATGATACAAGTAGATTTCAAATATTTTTTAAAGTACCGTATCCTAATTTAAATGAACCATTAATCAAAGCTAAATTAAATAAATCAAACGAGTGGTATGATTGGAAAACGGGCATTAGTGTAATGCAAGGTGTTGGAAGGTCAGTAAGAAGTGAGAATGATTGGGCTATTACATACATCCTAGATGCTAGCTTTAAAAACCTGATAAATAAGAAGGGATTCTTCCCTCCATCCTTTTTAGAAAGGCTTAAAACTATAAAATAATGGCGTACACATCAATAATCATTGACGACTTTTATGAAAACCCAGATGAGGTTAGAGAATTTGCACTTTCACAAGAATATAATGTTAGTGGTAATTTTCCCGGAAACAGAACTCTTCCTTTTTTAAATGATAGTATTAAAGGTTATGTTTCAGATCATATAGAACCTCTTCATGGCAAAATAACATGGTTAACTGAAGAATATACAGGAGCTTTTCAATATACAACACAAGAAGACAGGAGTTGGATTCATGCAGATGAAAATAATAAATGGGCTGGAGTTTTATATTTAACACCTGATGCGCCACTTACGGGCGGAACTGGAATTTTTAAACATAAAGCAACAGGTCTATATAAGATACCTAGGCTTTCTAACGGAGAAATAGATACACAACTAACTGAAAGACTATATACAGACTCTAGAGACATGACAAAATGGGAAATGGTAGATTTTATTGGAAACATATACAATCGCCTAGTGATTTACCAAGGTGATTTATTTCACACATCTCTCGATTATTTTGGAACAGATATTAATAATGGAAGATTGTTTCAAACATTCTTCTTTGACACAGAAAAATAAAAAATATGGGATTTAATAAAATGTATTTACCAGAAGTAGAAGAATTAAAACAATTCTTAAAAGATAATGGAAACCAAAGATTCATAGAAAGATGGTGTGTACCTTTTCAAAAAAGAGATGCAATCATTGGCCCTGAAGGCTCAATTGAGTTTATTAAACAATTTTTAAAACAAGAGTATAATGATAGTAGAACTGCTAACACTAATTTATCAGACTCTGCTAAATAAGCGTAAACCGCTTGAAATAAAAGAAGATATGAGTGTAGATCAAAAAGAAATTAAAGAAACTCCTGCAAATATTTATGTTTGGGGTAAAACAGAAAAAGCTGGCAAAATAGTTATCGAAGACAAAGACAAGTCAGATGCAAAATTTATGGCATTTGATGATGGTTCTAGATGTGCACGTAACTTATTAAGTGAAATGTTATTATTAGCTAGAAATGAGGAAGATGCAAATTACCTTGCACTTGGTTTTAATCCTGCAGCTAATGTATTTGAGAATGATAAAAATGTAGATCATCAAGAAGCACTTGACACTGCTTCGAAAAAAGGATCTACTGAGTTTCAAGAACCAGCATCGAGTGAAATTAATGTTATGATGGAGATGCTCAGAAAAATGAGTGCTAAAAATCATGCAAGTATGCCAGTAAAAGTTAACATTCCTTCAAAGGATGTTTATGATCTGTTTAAAGATCAAATGGATATTACTAAAAAAGACCTTAATTCACAAATAGGGCTGCTAGTAGAAAGTCAGATAGATAATCTAAGAGAGCAATTAAAAGAACAAATAGAATCATTTATTAAAAATTATTATAATGGAACAACAACAAAATCAGGCAACGCCAAATCGTAGACAAAGAAGAGCTTACTTAAAGCAACAAGGTATTATTAAGGCACTTGCTAAGATGCCATATTTTGGTGAAGTTAGATCTAAAGTTAGATCTGAAAATATTGCATATGGAAAAAAGTTGCATGCAGAAAACACTAGACGCATTGAAGAATTAAATGCTACTAGATTAGAAGCTGCGTTGGATCTAGCAAAAAATTCATGGAAGGAACAAGGTTACAATGCTACTGAAATGGAATTATTAGAAGAGGCATGGGCTCTTAATGCAATTAAAGATAAAGAGACTTATCGAGAAGATAAGAAAAAGAGAAAGCAATTGTTAGCACAAGTTAAAGAATCAAGAACTAACAGAACAAAATAATCTACTGAATGATTACAATTAGCATAGAACCAGCCGATAACGGTTTAATTAAATTTGTATTTGATGATAACGTTAATGGTGGTGGAGAAGAATACACATCTAGAACCGTATATGAGTTTGAAGGTTCTAAGACACGACCAAATCAAATTAAATTTCTTAAGGAATTAGTTATGGATTTAGGACTGTCAACTGGAACACAGTTAGATGCTAATGAACTGAGTATACAATCTGGATGGGGTGTAAAATATCAACCTAATCAGAAAGAATTAAAACTAAAGATCCAAGAACTTGAGTCTAGACTTAAGCACTATAGATCACAAATACAATAATGACTTTAAGAATAGACGGAGTTTGGTGCAAAACTAAGACAGAATTTGAAAAATTAGCGAAATCTAGAGATTATGATCTCGCGGTATCATATTTTGATATTTTTAATCGTTTGATTAAAAGTGATCCATATGGATCAGAACCATCGTCTATTATTGTGGCACTCTATATTAGAAAAATGCTACAAAAACTAATCACAGATTCTAGTGAAGTTGAAGAGATTTCAATTGCATACATGTTTAAAGAACTAGACACTAAAAGTGTTTTAGGATTTAAAGACTTTATAACTGATCTTGTTCAAGATCGAGATATTAGCTTAGACTTAACTATTATCAATAGATGTGATTACCCTAAAAGAGGTGTTCTCAGCAGATTTGATAATGTTAAGTTTATAGATAATGATTAAACATAAACTATTTTCTAAAGGAGAACAAGTTCAAGCATTGATCTCTACTACTCAAAACCCTAACGTACTTATCCCTGTTAGGGCAACTATCTACGATGTCAAATTTGATGATACTAATCCAAAGTATCAGATTAGAATTAAAAAGTTCTATGATAATGCATACTTTCTAAAAAAGAACATTTTTGGAGGAAGATTTATTAAAAACTTTGAAGGAAAGGACACAAAATTAAATGTCAAAAGAGCTGGTTACAGTACTGTTAAAGAAATAGAAGATAATTTATTTAATGGTGATAAATGGAAGAACTATCTAATAGTGGTAGACTCCGTGTTCTGCACCAAGACTCGCAGCGAACAGATTGAGTTATTCAATAATATACAAACGTTTCAAATACAAATGTGCATAAAGGAGCTCTATGAGCTTACTAATAGAGCAACATATAGCAACGGACAATTCTTTTATAATTCGCAAGGTGAATTTGTTGCATCCCTTAAAAAATTCTTAGGTAATCGGTTACCATCCGATCCAAATTGGAGCGCTGATCTTTTATATCGTCCAGAATCTTCTGAAATGGACGATGTAGAATGGGTTTGATATATACTTTAGAGAAAATTATATTAATGTAATATATTTTTCTAGATATATAAAATAAACCATTACAAATAATGCCAAATAACTATTTTACTTATATTAGTGGTCCGGTTGGACCTAAATATGTTTTGGAAGATTGGGCTGGTGAGCAGTTTGAAACTTTTGCTCCTATTATCGATGAAAATGGAGAGGCAACATTGAATGGATTTCCAATAAGAGGATTCCCTGTTGAAGAAACCGAAGAAGATGGTGCAACAGTAGATTCTCAAGGTAATACGACTATCGATGCATCTGCACAAGATACTCCACCTAATTCTAATAGTATGTATGGGGTAAACGACGTAGACTCTAGAAAATATACTGTTGGTAAAACTGTTAGTGGAACAGGTGGAGACAAGATAGAGGACGCTGGAACATCTGTTTCTGCAGGAAAAGGTCTTAATTCTAAAATGAACGCATGGTCTTTACATAAATATAAAAACCGTTCAGATTCTTCTAAAGACGATATGGCCAGTGGTAAAGATAGTTATAACAAGGCAGTGTTCCATAATAATTTGCAATTCGCATATACCCCGACTGCTAGTAACATCGTAAATGAATCTAAAGAACATCCTTCTATTGCATATACTTATAGTTATAATGATTTTATACAAGCAGAACATTACGGTAAAATATCTAATGATTATTTAATTACATTAAGAAGATTTCCATATCCTGTTCAGGATGATCTTAAGAATATGATGATTCCTGGAAAAGACGGAACGCCAGTCGATGGCTCTATGCCAGATATAGCGAGAGCTATTACTTGGATGTCTCCTAAATTAGGTAATGAAATGAAAGCCATTCTTAAGTTTGGAACTAAATTTAATTGGAAAGAGGTAGAATCTGAAATTCAAAAAATTACAGCAAGTGCTGGTAAAAAAGGTAAAGTAGGTGCAATGATTGATGGAAGCCCGCTACTTAGTGCTGTAAATGCTGGTGTAAACAATGTTAGTCCAGAACAAGCTATTAGAATAAAAGACAAAGGTGCTGGTTGGGATCCAACAAGCGAAACATATCCTAATAAAGTATTTGGTCCTTTAAATGTAATTAAAAAGGTTTTAACTAAACAACAAGGTTTGGAATTCGATCAAACCTTTGAACTTAATTTTCACTACGACCTTAAAGGGTATGCAGATACCAGTCCTAAAGTTGCATTTATGGACACCTTATCTAATATACTTGCATTAACATATAACAACGCTCCTTTCTGGGGTGGTGCTACAAGAGGTTTAGGTAGTGGTAGTATTGGTAAACCGTTTGGCGATATTGCTAAACTTAAAAGCGGTGATTATAAAGGATTCTTAAGTTCTGTTGGTGATCAAATTAAAGGTGCTGCTGGTTTTGCATTAGGCGATCTTGGAAATGCAGTAAAAGGTGTTGCTAACGGTAAAGGTATAAACGCACTAGGTGATTCTAAGATTTTAGATAATATAGTAGGTGGTGGTTTAATGAAATTAATGAATGGTCCACAAGGTGCATCAACTGTTGCTGCGTTTTTAACAGGTGATCCAACTGGACAATGGCATGTTACTATAGGTAATCCATTAAATCCGATGATAGTTTGTGGAAACTTAGCAATGATGGAAAGTAAAATAGAATTTGACGGGCCAATTGGTTATGAAGGTTTTCCTACTAAATTAAAGCTTACGTGTCAAATGAAGCCTGGTAGACCAAGAGATAAAAGTGAAATAGAGTCAATGTTTAATGCAGGTAGAGGTAGAACTTATCTACAACCAGACGTTGAAGGATCTATTGATGTAAACGAGATGTTTGATGTAAGTGCATACGGTGGAAAAGATTCTACTGCACCACACGTTACTAAAGCGTTCCTTAAGAGAGTTTCAGATCTTAACGCTGGATAAAATTAAGATATAATATGGATTTTAAAACACTATTAAATAAAACATACGATACGGTTAAATTAATAATGACTCAGCCAACCATGATCTTTAGAAATAAAGGAAATGCTGAAATTATAGCAGAGCATATTGTTACTGAAGATGATAAAGTTAGACCAGATTTGATCGCACTAAAATATTATGGAGATCACACTAAAACAGACATGATCTTAAAATATAATAGAATATCTGATCCGTTTAGTATAAGTCCGGGTGAAATTATATTAGTACCTTCACCTGATACTGCATATTATAGATTAGAAAGACCGATGTCATTTGAAGATAACATAGTTAAAAGACAGTTTATAGATACTAAAAGATTGAGTCAGAAAGATCAAAAAAGAATAGAGGCTCTTAAAAAGAAATATAATAAAGAAACTCTTTTGCCACCTAATGTTATTCCAGTAGGTAAAAAGAATTACGAGTTTAATGGAAATCAAGTTAGGTTGGGTGCACAGGTTCAAACAGATCCAGTTACTGAGTCTATTACTGCTGAAATTATTGCATCTCAAAATGAAGAAAAAAGTCAAAGAGAGATTGTAGAAGAACAGCAAGGTTCTGATTTTGATGGTACTAACGGTGATGGTACTAACGGTGATGGTACTGGTAACGATGGAGGCACTGGTAATAACGGAACGACAGATACCACCGCTGAAAATCAATTTGAGGGTGGATCAGGACGAGGTGGATCAAATGGATCAAATGAATCAGATAGTAGATCAGATACCGCAGATTCAACTGGAGATAATAATAATGGTGGTACTGCGCCTGCTGGAACAGATACTAGTAATACAAGTGGAAGCGAAGATTCACCATGTGCCAAATAAGTTAATTTAATTAATAGATGGATTTAGAACACAATATTTTAGCCGTAGTAGAACCAGCTTTAATGCCAACAGAGATAGAAATGTACGCTGCTGGTGAAGAAGAGGGTGGTGATAAACAAACTAAGAACACTGGTAATATTGAGCCATTTATCATGGTGAATAAATATGTTTTTGGTAGAGACAATATACAAAGTGTAGAATTAGATTTATCTGGAATTGTACCTAAGTGTGAAATTTCAGTTATAGACAATAAACAGGCGTTTGACGTTGATCACTATCCTAGAGACGGTGATTCTTTTGTTATTTTATTTAATTCTAAGAATCAAGAAACTTTTAAATCTATTCATATGGATTTCGATATTACTGAAATAACAAATGAAAGAGAAGTTGATGGTGAACCACCTACAATTAACATGAGTGGTATTGCTAAAGTGCCTAAACTATTTGCAGAAAATTGTCAAACATTAGATGCTGCTGGATCATTAGATCATTTAGAAATGGTGGCAAGAGAACTTCAATTAGGTTTAGCAACAAACATAGATACTACTGATGATAGTCAATCTAGAATACAGGCATATGAAACTTATTTAGAATTTATAAAATCAATAGCTAAAGATTCATATATCGATGAAGAATCATTTACTAAATTTTACATAGATCAATATTATTACTTGAACTATGTTGAAGTTAATAAGATTTTTAACTCATCTAACCCCGACATAAACGATTTACAAGTTGCATTGGCTTCTGCCGCAGTTTCTTATGGAGAAGATGGAGATCAAGAAGGAGAAGATCCTGATGATATTGAAATGCCATTGTTACTTACTAATAACCGCGAGGTGCAAGGTATGAATAACTATGCTGACAAAGTTGAACTTATTAATAATTCTAGTAAAATAAGTTTAAAAGCTGGTAATAAAAGAAACGTAATGATCTATGATAATAATAGCGATTCTGATAGATTACAACAATTTGACATAGAGCCATTAAGTTCTACTAATCTTAGAGATATTGAAGAGCCATTAAAGGGTAAAAGAACAGAAGAACGTTATCAAGAAAATGTTAAGTTTAAGTATATGGGTAGACAAAATGCTGGAGATGACGGTTTAGGTAATACACATAAAAATGCAATCTACTCTAAATTATTTCAAAAGCAAAATGAAATGGAAACACAGAAGATGAAAGTAAAGGTTACTTTAAGTAGCTTTAATCCTGCTCTTTATAAGTTTCAAAAGATTCCATTGCTTATGTACCATTATGATGGAGTTAAAATTAAAGCAGCTGAAGAAGCTCAAGCTAAACAAGATGAAGCTGGTTTTAGTGAGCAGGCTATAATTCCAGATACTGGTGAAAGAGAAGAAGTATCAAATTCACAAGTAGTAGATAGATTTTTAACAGGATTTTATATTATTGAAAACATAAACATAAACTATGACCTAGATTCTGGCTTATCTCAAGAGGTTACTTTAATTAGAAGAGAGTGGCCTACTAAAGTTGCAGATTTAAAGGAATAGAAATAGAATATATAGGATATGGCAGGTCAACAAGATTTATATAAAAATACAACTGAGTTTAGAAAGGGAAGTCCGCTTAGAACAATTAACGAGGATCCAACTTACTTAAGTTGGTTAATCATGTTTGATAAGCAATCTGATGGATCTCCTCTTTTTAATGGAGCTGCTGAGAAATATTTATTAGAAACAGTAGGTGGAGACTATGGTAAAGGATTGGCAGCTAATCTAACTGCATTTAAAACTTTATTATTTAAAATTAATACAGATATGCCTTGGTTTTGGCAAACACTTTCTGGTTTAGAACAGTCACAGATATATGAAAACTTATCAGAGCCTTATTGGGGTGCAAAAGATCCTAAATTAGAAATAGAATGTTTAGAAGAAACGGTTGATTTAACAGTTATATCTTTAATGGACTTATACAAAAGATCTGTATATGATTTTAACAGATGGATTGAAATAATTCCATTTAATTTAAGGCATTTTAGAATGCAGATATACATTTCTGAAATTAGACAATTTCAACTAGATACGCACGCTAAAGATTTAGATTTTGCATACAAACCGGGAGGACCGGCTCATAAAGATCAGACCGAACCTAAAACTTTACATCAACAATTAAATTTAACAGCAAAACCATTTATTAAATTACAATTTGATTTTTGTGAGTTTGACATTGATGCTATATCTACTATGTATGCAGATATTACAAAAAACCCTGAACTAAGAAAACCTAAAATCGCTATTAAGTGGCAATCGGTGAGCAATGCTGGTCAAAAATATCCGAATGATGCAGAAGCGACCGAAGGATTAGGTGTTGTCGGAAATCCTAATCCATATGATTTTGGTCCGTTTGATCCTTTACAGTCAGTTAAAGATGCAGCTAACGATAAGCTTAAATCTATTAAAGAAGGCGTAATGGGTAAAATAGATAATTTTAAGGGTGCATTTTCTCAAGAACCGAACGGAATAGCAAACGTCTATGGTAATAGTAGAACTGGACTTAGCGGTCCTTTAGCGAGCTTAGCTGATCAAGCAATTGATAATTTAACAGCTAGTTTGTTATTAGGAAATGTGCACGGTGCCAACACGCTGAGTAATATACAAGATGCTATTACTTCTGGAAGTGTAAACGCTATTGCTAATTTAGCTGGACAATTATTTAGCGGCAAGAGTGACAGTGTTCCTGGAGACTTATCACCAGGTAACATACACCCAACTGATAATTTTGCATTAGATTCATCGCCAGATGGTAATATTACACCCAAGAAAGTATATGATAATATACCAGCCGACAGAGATGATCCAATTAACGATAATGTATATGGTGGTCCAAACACAGGTGTAGATTCATCACCAGATGGTAACTTAAACGATAACGTACATGAATGATAAAGAACTTTTTAAAGACAATATTAGAGAAACTCACTGGCTTGGTGAGGTAGTTGTTAATGAAGATCCGTTACTACAAGGACGATGTAGAGTAAAGGTTTATGGTAAATTCGATACACTAACAGAAGACGCTATTCCATGGGCAACTCCTATGAATAGAGATCAAGTTGGTGCACATTCAGTTCCAAGAGTTGGTGATATAGTTGCAGTTAGATTTGATAATGGAAATATTTACCACCCAGAATATTGGTTTCAGATTGATCAAAATCCAGATTTAAAGACAGATATATTAGAAGCATCTGATGCACCACATGACGTAATTAGTTTAGTATATGATGCAGAAAGAAATGTTAGAATATATCATTCGCCCGAAGATGGTTTAGTTATTACTAGAGGAAGTGGTGCTAAAGAAAGGCCAATGATGCAAATAGACGAAGAAGGATTTATTAAGATAAGCACAGACGCAAAGATGTTCTTGGACTGTGGTGATATCTTTATCTCAAATGAAGGTGAACCTGGAGCAGATGAGACAGAGCCAGCAGTGAGAGGTCAATCTTTACAAGATTGGTTGCAGATGTGGTTAGATGATTATAATGCACATATTCATCCAACAGGTGTTGGACCATCAGGTCCACCGATGCCACCTACACCTGCGACAGTCGCTAAACTAAAAAGCACTCACATTAACTATCAACAAAAAGGTAAATAATTATGCCCGTAATTTGGCCATCATTTATCAGCGCAGCGGCTAATACAATTTCAAGCCACCAATTCACAAAACCAGGTGGAGCTGGATTGTCATATGATATGCCAGAGTTTTCTACTGAAGTAGGAAATCCCGCAAATGCTGCATTTATTACAGGTCCAGCACCATACATAAATTCTGTTAATCCAGCACCGTTAAGTGGTAGATATGATTTTGGTAAAGCCATTGCACAAGATTATTTAGATGCAGTTAAAGGTAAAGCTATGACACCAGTTGGAGCAACACATACAAATAATGGTATTGCTGAACAATTATTATTAAATGGATATGGTTTAGTGTTTGAGAGGTTATTAAAAGAAGGTGATATACCATTAATGGACCAAAAAGATGAGGACGGAAACACAACTGAAGTTGGTAAAGAGTCCCATCCTGACTATGCTGATCTTTGTCCCGAACCTATAGTGCCTCCAGATCCAATAGAAGAAGAGAAGAAAATTCAAAAAAAATTTAGTAAGTTTATTGAAGAATCCAAAGGGGATCCATTTTATGATTTATATAAATTTAGATTTTTTCAATTTCATTGTTTGGACGGCGAAGAATCTGCAAGTGATATTATTGATTTATTTACAAATAGACTTCTACAGCAATTCGATAAAATAGGCAGTGTAGGCGCTCAATTTAATTATATTAGATGGGCCACGAGTTTAGGTAAGGCAAATTACGAAGACTATGTCTCAAATGATTATTATTATGCTAGCACACAGTGGAAAAATAGATTCCCATATGTAAATGTAGATAATCAAGTAAGAGCCGACATAAAAAATGCAGGTTATAATAATTGGGAACAAATAGTGGATGGAGTTTCTAAATTATTTAAAGAAGCAATAGATGTTGTGTTTCCAGTGTACGAGGTTACAGTTGTGGCGACCGGTAACAGAGGTGAATACGTTTATAATGAAAATGATTTAATTAAAAGAATGTCACGTGGTAGAAAAGCAGAAACTCCAATGCCATCTCCAGGTGTTAGTGAAGATGTGCTTTGTCCACTAGATGAATATAAATGTCAAGTCTCTTTTAATAGAGAACGTGATTTACCACAATATGAAAGTAAAAGACCTAGAATATTAACAGATCACGTTGTTGCTTTCTTTTCATATGACAACAGTACAATAGATAATGTTCAACGTTTAAATTCATATAACAATAATAATAACTTAGACGAAGGTGAAGCTGCTGATATTCTTTTAAGTGATTCAGGTCGTATTTTATGGTATGATAAACCAGATCAATATGTTGAAAGTCAATATGTAAATAATGAATATGAAAGACACTGGACTAAAATACCTGCTGCTATTACAAGTATTAGCCCAGACTCTACTGATGCTAAAGCAGCATTAACTCAATTTTTAAATATTGATCCAAAACAAGGCGGTACTGTTTTTAAGTTTCAATACGATCAAGCTAAGAAATCAAAAGAAGCTGCAGAAGAATGTGATGAGTTAGAAGAAGGTGCTGAAATTGCGTATACTTGGCCAGGTGGAGATCCATATGAAGAAATGGCAGCCATTACTATTGCATATTGGTATGCGTGTATTGTAAAACCTTTTGCTCCAACAACATCTATGCCTCCGGCATTAATAGCACCACCACTTACAGGTATTTATGTACCTATTTATTATGGTGGTAAAACGAGATTGGCTAATAACTTGAGAAGAGCTTGGAACTCTGGTAAATCATTTATGATTCCACCAACAAAACCACCAGCGACAGTAGTCGCTACCGCATTAGCTGCAACATATGCTATGCATTTATTAGAATTTAAATTACTTTATTTAGGTGGAATTCCGACACCTGCTGGACCTGTCCCAATGGTAGGTTTTGTACCTGTCGTGTTCTAAAAAATAGAAGGATATATAATATGTTACACTCTTAATATAAAAAAAATGACAAACAAATCAAAAAGAGCTAGAATCGGCGAAACTACGGTCACTCTAGCAGAAAAGACAGTAGAATCAAATACTGAAACAGTAGTAGAATCAACAACTAAGAAAGAGGAAATAGAAGATACCAACGATCAGTGGTATAATGCAGAAGGAGAATTCATGTGGGACGAATATGAAGCTACTTGTGTAACTAGACTTAGAAAACCAAATCCACATATTAAAACCAGAAACGGTGACAAGGTTTATTCCAGAGAATTATACGCTCAAGAGCTATATGATAAAATGGAAGTATATGAATCTAACGTCAACATGCTACCTGAATTGATTGAAGGTGGAATATATGATGGAACAGTTTATGCTGTGACTTCAGACTTTATCACGGTCGATGTGGGTTATAGAGAATCTGTTTATATTAAGTTTGAAAAAGAGCCTGAACATGTTCAATCCCTTAAGCCTGGAGAAGCTACTTCAGTGTTGATCACAACATATAGACCAGGATCACATGTTATTGGAAGCATCAGTGGTGGTGTTAAGCAAAAAACATTTATGGATCTAAGAGACGGTGTTGAAAAAGGTGACACTGCTTGGGTAGGTACAGTTGTAAATATGATAGAAAACGGAGGTTACATAGTTAACGTTCAAGGAATAGATTGCTTTATGCCTGGATCATTAGCTGGAATTAACAAGCTACACGACTTTAGCTCTATTATAGGGACTGAAATGTATGTTGTTCCTGTTAGTTTCTCACCAGACAGAGGCACATTAGTTGTTTCACATAGAAAATATTTACAAGCATTAATTCCTACTGCAATAGAAGAATTAAAAGAAGCTATTGATAATGAGCAAACAGGACATGTAACTGGTACTGCAAAATACGGAGTATTTGTTGAGTTCAATAAATGTTTAACTGGTATGATTCATAATAATGACTTAGACGAAGAGACATTAGTTAAGTTTAAGGCCAGAGAAATTAAACCCGGTGATCAAATTTCATTTAAAGTCAAAGACATTGTAAGTGAAAAGAAAATTACACTAACACAAAAAGTAAACGTACAAATTAATCCATGGTCGGACATTACAACTAGAATTCAGATTCCTTCTAATGTTACTGCTATTGTTAAAACAAAAAAGGATTATGGTTTATTTATTACTATAGAAGAAGGTGTAACAGGATTGTTACATATTAGTGAAATAGGAGAAGAAACAATGTCAGTCTTTAAACCCGGTGATGAAATTACTGTACAGATTACAAGAATAGATGTTGACTCAATGAAAGTATTTCTTAAACTACCACAATAAGTTCAACATGAGTGTGATATATAATCAAACGGTAATATCATACTCTAGATGCAAAAACTTAATATAAAATCTACAAAGGAACAGATCTTGAACTCTGCACAAATAGGTGTGGAGTTCGAGTTCTATTCTAACTTGAGCCTTCAAGAGACCCAGAAGTCTATTTCTGATTTATTGAATAGAAAAATTCAATTAGAAGAAAAGGCACATTCTGATTTTGTACCTGATGACAAAGTCTTTAAAATGGAACCTGATATGTCAGGTGGTAAAGGACTTATAGAACTGGTAACTGGTCCAATTCCTTACAGAAATGCTAGGGTAATTATTATTAAAATGTTGGATTGGATTGATAAAAACGGATATACTAACGATCGTGCTAGTATTCACTTAAACATGTCATTTCAAACTGACTACTTAGAAGATCCGTTAATGGTTTCTAAAATGAATATTCTTAAATTTATTTTAGATTTTGATGAGCAACAAGTTTATAATTTCTTCCCTTCTCGAGAAGGTTCAACATATGCTAAAAGTATAAAATGGGTTATGCCAGCAAGAGAAGCATATTACTTTGATGAAGATCATATTTCACCAATGAATTTTACTTTTGCTAACTCTAAATACTATGGCATAAACTTTGAAAAGGCACAGAAAAATTACTTAGAGTTTAGATACATCGGTGGAGAAGACTATCATAAGCGTAAAGACGAGATATTGTATTTATGTGAAAGGTTTATTATGCAAATGTGGAAATCATGTAATGATCCTAGGTTTTCAATACAAAATAGAATAGAACTTAAAAGAATTCTTAATAAGAATAAACCACTTATAGAATCTTTAAAAGACCACACTAAAGTAAATAAGTACTTTCCTAAAATACACATATTAGTTGATTTACAAGACAACGATCAGGTTATTAAAGTTCAGTGGGCTAGAATAAAGAATAAAGTAATTGATTTAATAGCCAACGGTACAATGGAAAGAGGTATTATCAATTATGATTCAGATTATGGTACTATTCAAGTAAAAGACGGTGTATTCTCGGCTATATTCCTTTTGGACGGATATGAATTTATAGATTGCGAATTAAAAGGTAATGTAGAAAACGCATCGATTTATGGGGGTGAAGTAATTGGATCTATGCTCAAAAGATGTAATCTTTATAGCAGTGCTGAAATAAAAGACAGCAAAATAGAATCATGTTATGTTAACGGTAGCGTAACTGCTACTAATTGTTTTATATTTGGACGTGATGGCGTATTTAAAGGTAGAACAATTGGTGGTATATACAGAGAAGGCTTTTTAGGAAAGGATGCTAGAATAGGAGATACTACTGAAGTTGTAGTTAGTAAAAAAATAAATTAAAAAATGAGTGAAATTAGAAGCGGTGGTTACGACGGTAACAATAACAATTTAATAACACCTCGGGATTTTGGAACAACTTGTCTAAACGATTTTTTAACAGAAATTGCAGATGAAATTACAGGTGCATGTATGTTGCCTGTAAACCTGCCACAAAAAGAAGTTATTAACATAATTAACAGGGCTAAAAAATGGATGTATAAGAAATATGAGGATTCTGTAAGAGAGAACTATTATCATATTCCATTTGAGACTTTCAATTCAGAGTACTTTAGAGAAAACAGAGTTCTTAATTTACCAGCGCCTGCAGCTTCTGGAACACCAGGAGCCGGTGGTGGCGGAGTATTTTCAGTATATGGTGTATATGATTTAACATCTGGTTGGAATTCAGTTGGATCTGGAATGGATCTTAGATTCCAGCCTGGTGCAGATTTTGCATTAGAAAGAATGTTATTTAGAAACATGTATAATGGATCAGGTCCTGCAGAAGCTGCAGAAGAATTACAATACTATGTATTAAATGCTTCGCTAGCTGACATGTCAAGACAAATTTTAGAAAATCCTATTTCTTATCAGTACCAAAGAAACACGGGTGAATTAAAGATTATGGGTGACACACCAAAGGGTGACGTTATATTAGAGCTTTATGAGACTATTCCAGACTGTGCGTTATTTGATGACGAAATATTCTTTAGATATGTTAGCGCTAAAATAAAGCAATCATTAGGTGCTAAGTTAGGTATCTTTAAATTTGCTTTACCCGGTAACGTCGAATTTGACTACAGTGCTATAAAAGATATGGGTGACAGTGAACTAGAGTCCATAGAAGAAGAAATCAAAGGAGATGAAGGTGTAGACTTCATGTTCCATAGTTAAAAAATTGAGATACATATATAAATGGATTTTTATATAAAAACTTTAGGAGACCCAAACTGGAATAGAACACAGGTTCAAACCAATGGAGAAATAGAACAGCTCATTCAACAAATTGAGACTATTTTATTTACTGGAAAGGCTGATGTTTTAGGATCACCTGGATTTGGATGTGATTTAGAAAACTACATATATTCTTTAGGATATAATGAAGGTCAGCTAAAAGACGTGTTAGATACACAAATTAAATATTATTGTCCTTTAGCACAAAAATACAGCGTTTCAACTAAGATTAACTTTCTTAAAGGTAGCGTTAGAGATATTGCATATATTGATATTACAGTAGACAGTAAATATCTCGTACAATTAAACATTAGATAAAATGGCAGAGTTAAAATTTATAAGTACATTAAGAGCAACTGCAAAACAGGTCAAAGATGATGCTAGGGTTTATATTTCTAGGGTTTATGGACGAGCAGGTACATTATTTACTGATGCATCGCCGTTTGCTCAAATTATATCTGTAATAACTGAGATTCAAGAATTAATATTATTTTATCTTGAAGATGCGTTGGTTGAACAGAACATATATACAGCTCAACATCCAGAATCTATTTATGGTATGAGTAGACTTACAGGTCATGACTCTACTAGAGGTTTTGCAGCTACAGGTGAAATTGAATTTAGATGGAAACCTGGAGTTGATTTTGATAAAATTTCAGGAGCTGGAATTACAATAGACAATAGAGCTGAATTAAAATTTGACCTTAACGGGTTAACATATACATTATTGACCAGTAAAGATAGATTTAGATTAGAAAAAAGTAATAATAAAGTTATTAGTACCGCAATCATTCAAGGTAAATTTGAAACACAAACTTTTACAGGTGATGGCGAACCTTTACAATCATTTAATGCTCAAACAAAAGGATTATCTGATCATAGTAAAATAAACATTAGTGTAAACGGAGAATTATGGACTAAACAGGAATCTCTTTATGATTTACAAAGAAACGAAAAAGCGTATCTTGTTAAAACAGGTATTTCAGGTGGATTAGATATTTATTTTGGAAACACTGCGTTTGGTATGGTGCCTCCACAGGGTTCGAAAATAGAAGTTGAGTATGTCATACATGACGGCAAGAAAGGAAACTTAGATGACTCAAATGATTTAACTTTAAAGTGGCAAGCATCTGGTGAAGATTCTTTAGGTACATCACATGATTTAAATAATTTCTTAGACATAACCGTTACATCTTCTCCTAAAATGGGAACAGATAAAGAATCTACTCAATTTACAAAGATCATGACCCCTCTTGCTAGTAAGTCATTTGTATTGGCAACTCCAGATAATTATGAATACTTCTTATCAAGATATGGTATATTTTCTTATTTGGATGCTTATAACACAACAGATGATCAGTATCTAGATGATGATAACGTGATTTATATTTTTGCAATTCCAGATGTTAGAAAGAAGTTAGCTAAAAACCAAGATTATTTTTCTATTCCTCAAGAAGAAATGTTTTTCGATGATAATGAATATGAAAAAATGTCTAAGGTATTACAAGACAGTGGACAGCAAATGGTAACTACTGAAGTTGTTTTTGTTAAACCTAAGATTAGAAAATATAGCATGGATGTTAATATTAGATTTTTTGAAGGTTTTACAAAAGATGAATTAACTAGCGAAATTAGATCTAAAATAGATGAATACTTATTAAATGTAACTAGAAGAGATAAGTTGCCAAAATCAGATATAATTTATATATTAGAAGAGATTGAAGGTATCGATGCCGTTAATGTTAGGTTTATTTCTGAAACAGAAGAAACTGCAAGAAGATTAGGTTACTTTGAATCTAAAACAATTTCTGTTGTACCACAAGATCCGGTAACTTTAGAAAATGTTGGAAATGGAAAACAAAAATATGTGTTCTTTAAAAGAATAGAAGAAGTTTCAACTGTAACAGTAGACGAAACAACAGTTATACCTGAAACAGTAGTTGGTTTAGATAGATGGGGTGATATTATTATGGAGAAAGAAGAAGTTGCAGTATTTAGAGGTGGATGGCAAGATAGAGATGGAGATGAAATTGAAGATGATGTTTTAATTAACGCAGAAGCTGCATTAAGTATTAATTTTGACGGTGATCCAGTTCCTAGAACAATATATACTAGGTTACAAGCAGGTGATAGAAAAGCATTAAAGAAATAAATAATAAGACATGAATTTATTTAAAGACTTACTAAAATATAACACTTCTAAAGTATATGATGTTGCTAAAACAAGACATGACAATAGGCTTAATGTAGGTAATCAGTATATGGATGAAAGTTTTATATCTAAGATGCTTTCAAAGCACATAATTAGAAATACTATATTAAGAGAATTCTTATATTTTATAGATGATCATTTATTTGTATTAATAAAAGGAGTTAGAGTATTTAAAGGTTACAAGAATTATACTGTAGAAAAAGATGATAAATTTATTAGATAATGTATAATAATTTAAGATTTTTTAACGGACTAGAAAATGATCTAAATTTACTACAAGATGCAAACGGTATCTGGACAGGTAGTCTTTATTTAGATGAAGTTTCTGTTCAGTTATATGAAACTGTTAATCTTTTCGTATTAGAAGAGTGTAAGCATTTGGGTGATTTAGTAGCTAATGCACCAGTTGCAGAAACTAGCGATGCAACTAAATTTATTTTTAGATGGCAAAAAGATATGTTAGGAATGTCAGATGACATTATAATGTATAGTACTAAATTATCAGAAGGTAAAATACTTGTTGATAATAAAACTTCAGTTGAGTTTGATATAGAAGATAACTCTATTATAGACTCAACCGATGTTAATGGCATAAAGGAATTGTCAGTTGCAAATCAAGTTGCATTACAGGTTAATCTAGCACTGAGCTCTAAGATAGATGGTCCACATCAAAGAACACTTTACATGTATCAGTCTATTGCAGGTGTAGAAACTGTTATTGCAAAGATAAAAATATATGGTGAAGTTATTGCAGAAGATGAAAGACTTAGTGTTTTATTGTCTAATTTTGGTGCAACACTAGACGTTGGAGATTTTATGTTGTTTAAAACACATGACATTAGTGAAATGTCTCCAGATTTTAAACTACTTAACAAGAAGCGTAAAGAACTACTCCTAGAGTTACATAACATTAAGCCGTTTGTAGGAACATATAAAGCCATATTGAATGCTATAGATTTCTTTGGCTATGACAGAATTACTCTAAAAGAATACTGGCTTAACGTTGATAAATCAGCAGAAAGCTTCGGTAAAATGTACGCAGTACCAGTACCCAATGCATCTAAGCGTGGGGAAATGATTCGTAAAAGATTAAAATTTAATGTTCCTAGTAGTACTATTAAGAAAACCAGCAGGTTTAGTTTAGTGTATAGGATTAATGAACCTGATGGGACATTTGATCATTGGGATATTCCTAATGTGCAAGAGGTATTTGATTTTACACCTGAAGAAGTTTTAATAAAACTATATGGGCTTAAGAACAGATTACAAAAAGATTTCTTACCATTAAATGCTAAGATAATTGACATCACGGGTGAAGGTGACTATTTTGCTCAGAAAAACCTAAACGTTTGGAATATTCAAAACGGTGTAAGTTTCTTTACAGAAGGACATAATATAAAATTCGAAGCTCATCCAAAGGACAGGCCTATATTTATAGAAGATACTTCAATGGTTCTTAAAAGCCACTTAGATCAAAACGACGACACTTCTAATTATAATACTTTACTGAATATAGAATATGGAAACGAAGACACTCTTGAGCAACACGAAAGAGAAGATCTAATATCTGCACATTCTAAATTTTATCAAAATTACTACGATACTGAATTACATTCATATAATCAGAATATTCCGATAGGTGCTCCTATTACATTAGATGGTACATTAACATTTGATGATATTTGGTCTGAAGCTAATTTTACATGGGAAGACGCAGTAGATGCTAACGAAAACCTTAAAGTTACTTGGGATAATTGGTGGAAAAGATGGGTTTATGAAATAGAATGGATTATAACTAACAAAGAACAAGGGTATGATCAAACGTTTAGAGGTCCAATTGATAACTTTTTAGTATTTCCTATTACATTGCCATTTGTTGGTCAATATTCTGTTGAAATGAGAACATATGATCTCTTTGGACATAGATCGCATTTTAGAATGGATGACTTAATTAATATAAGACTAAAAGATTTAGAATTATATGGCATATACAAATGGAAAGAAATTACTGATTGGAATTCTAAGAAATTAGATTGGTCAAAATCAGGTGGTTATTGGGATTTCCCTCAAGATAATTTAACTAAAGTAGAAGACGATATAGCTACTTTGTATTTAACACTAGACAGAGCAAATTATGTGCACAGAGAAGATGATCAAGGTGTTAGATTCTCAACAGTACAAAGATTTGTTGATGTTTATTCAGAAATAGGATTTAGTGAAAATGCTGGACCTTACACATATGATGAATCTACATTTAGATGGAAAGACACAAATCATTTATGGTGGAATGCAATGAGAGTTGGAACAGATTTATCTGCTAGCTTTAAAATAAATGACATCTCACAAGGGGAAACTTTACAAATCACACACACTGATCAAAAAGGTCAATCTTTTGTAGGAACACATGTGATAACATCTCCAACACCAACTAGTACTTCTGATATATTTGCATGGAATGCTATAGCTGAAGAATTAAATAACAGTGAAGATTTTGTTATAAACAAATTTAATTTTAATCCAGTATTAGAAGATGTTGATGGTATTGATCCACTAGAGAGTGATATCTTTAGATTTATTATAGCAACAGGTGAAGAATATTCATATACTTATGATTTTTCTGATGTTAGAATAATTAATGGAAATTTAGGAAGCACGTCTAGTATTAGTGGTGAAAATCACGTAGTACACTATAATCCAACATGGGACGATACTAAAATATTTAAAGATTATGCTGAGGTTGAAAGATCTACGCACGTGACTATTTCTACTGACATTTCTAAGTTCCCTGGAGCGAAGAATGCAAAGTGGACTATTCAGAATATAAGTAATCCAGAAATCACTGATATATACTATAATAATATGTGGTTGACTTACATATTCAAGGAACCTGGATATTACTCCATATCTCTTGAAGCAGAAGACACATATGGAAACAAAAACGTTGTAAAACGCAATATGCTAAAAGTAAAATAAATAAATAAAATGGCAAACATTACAGAAATCTTAGGAACTGACTCGGTGTCATCATCGAGACCAACTATTAATAATAACTTTGAGTTATTAAACGATGAGTTAGCTAGTGTAACTGCTCTATTAAACCCGACAACTTCGGTTTTAAGTGGAGTAACTAACATTACTACTTCAGCTATTACAGTTTTGCAAAACAATTTAACGTTATTCCAAGTTAATTCAAATGGTGGAACAGTAGGAACAGACTTTACATTCAACAACGCTATCACGGCCTCTGGCAAAGTGATATTTAGCGGTGTTGTAGGTTCTGCTTCAACTGCCACGACAATCGCTGCACCGACAACGCTTGAAAAATCGACATACTTCGTGGATGCTGATTTTACAATGCCAGCTGCAGTCGATGGTCATGAAGTTATGATTATCGCGACAGCGGCATCTACTCTTTTAGTAGCTGCGGGTGTTTCTTTAGGAGCGACTTCAATTGCACTTGATGGACTTAACTCAACGATTACATTAAGATGTTTTGGAAATACTTGGTACGTAGTTAGCTCACATAAAGCAACTATCGTTTAATAAACAAAATTAATAAATAAATGGCGACTCCTTTAGTTAGAATACCTCAGCCGCAAGGCGGCACAATGTATGCATTCGCATCGGCTGCGAGAGACATAACTAGGGCCTTTAATAATCCTGATCTAAAATTTGAATTTAGCAAGTATGCATTACTTGACTTACCGGATTTTACACAATCAGTAAATGGTTCTAATGTTATTGACTATGAACTTGGCTTAAAACAAGCCTCAGGTCAATCTTATGTTGCATCGATGCCAAATGTCGATTTCGCACAAACCTTTCAAAATTATGCTCTTAACTTAGAAGAACTTCTTTTAAGAGATGATGACTATGATCCGATTATTTTACAATCGGATGCAGAAAAGGTATTCTTTAAATGGATGTCTAAATTAGGCGCTGTAGATTTTAGACCAACAGATTCCAACGAGAGTGTTAATGGTTTATATGCAGAGAATGATAATGCTATATTAGGTGGTGGTAATTACGAGAAGCTAGTTAAGTATCTCGGTACTATTGACGCAGAGAACGACGTAACTTATTCTGATAACACATATCATGAAGTTTACGTTAACGTTCCAACATCAGTGGGTTATACACCATTAGTATTGTTTAGACCAACAAACTATAACACAACTGCTACTAAATTATATGCAGAAGATTATATTGAAGGTAGAGCAGGTCAATCACACCCAGATCCAAATATTAATATTGATTCAATTGTTGATGAATATAATGCTGAAAGTGGACCATATTACGATATACAAACTAATGCAACCAATTCTGTACAGATTGAATTTAACGCTGGAAGTTATGCAGCAATAGAGCAAGATCCAGACACAACTTCTATTTTAGAATATTCTAAAAAAGGACAGGATTTTAGATTTAATGCGATATTAGTTTATTATGACCTTTATAGTGAATCAGTGCCAGCCAATAGAGCTACTAATTTATATGGTGTTTTAATTTTAGATGATATCAAAGATGCATTCGGTCCAGGTACAAAGATTCATGAGCAAATTAAGTATAAACCGAATGAAGTTACTGGACTTAACGGTAATGCATACTCATTAAAATTAAATTTAAAGTTTAATTCTTCTCTAGACAACGTAGGTGTTGAAACTTCTATTAATGATTTTACAACATTCTCTATGGATTTATTCATGGACACTACTACTGCTCTTGAAAATGCAACACAATTACTTTTAGAGGCTAACACCAGATACTTAGGGATTAATACAAGATTATATGATTTAGAATCTATCGTTTTAAGTTCCAATGATAGTGAAGATATTGTTAATAGACTAGTTGCGGTAGAATCAGATTTCGAAGATGCGTCTATTCAATTGCAAGATTCTAAATCACTATTAGATCTGATAACTAAGGCACATGATAAAATTAATAGATTGGTCGACGGAACAATACCTGTAGAGTTACAATATAATACAGATGTTATATTTAACGGTAAAGGTACAGCCGTAGATAAAACTATTGAGAATAAAATAAAGATTAATAATACAGTTTATGGATATTCTTTAGGTGAAGCATGGTTGTATAACATGGCAGCCGAATCATTGGCTTTAAAATTAGATGCAACTAATCAATTTAACGCAAATGTTTCTGGCTCAGGTGCAGATAAATTCGCGATTTGGTCAAAGCTACAAGAATACACTAATAGATTAAGTTTAAAGAATCTATTTTCATCGGATCCTAATAATGATCTGAATATATACATTGACGATAGTTCTATTTCATGGAAAGTCGGTCAAACATATAAGATAGCGTTCGACACGATTGACATGCAAGGTAACAATATTAAAATCTATTCTGATAAAGTCAATAGATTTGATAAACTAGTTGCTGAAATAGATGTTAGTCAACTTTTAACAAATAAACCATATATTGAGATAGTATGTGTAGATCCTGCAACCTATCTCTTTGAAGCAGATATTTTAAGATAATATGAATACTAACAACTCACTTTCTAACACGCTCAAGAAGCTTCTTGAAATCAATGCTAACTCTTTAAAAGTATATGAAAGAGTTAACGAAGCGGTAACTACTGAAAAGAAAGATATTCCTTTGGAAATCTTAGCACCAGATGGTACAACTACTACAGTTTATGTACCTGCATTTGGTTATATGAAACGTGAGTTAGAAAGATTAGACACTAATCTTAAGGCACTTACAGGTTTAGGCAAAGGTAATACTAAAATCAAATTACCCGATGGTAGTTTTCAAAGTATTATTACTTCAGCCTTAAAAACGCCAGCAAACGACATTACAAGTGTAATTAGACCTGAGCGTTTTGCTACTAAAAGTAATTACTTCTTTGAAGATTTCTTAAATCCATTACTAACAACATCTTTAAATATTTCTGGACAAGTTCCAGACGACACTGAAAGAGTGTTGATTAAAAGAATTATTTTTGATTCTACTAATGAAAATACAGTGGATTACTTTAAAAGTAATTTTAAAAATCTAGAAAATTTAGACTATTTTACAGTTATTAGAGACGTTGTAAATAACAACTTATCATATATTGTTGACGAGGAAGTTAGAGATTTGCCTTTTAGAAATAGTCAATATGCTGGTAAGTTTGATATTACTTCTATTGATACGATGAAAAAGGATGTCGTTGTTAATGGCGTTACTAAAAAGAAATCAGTTAAATTAATAACTGTTGATAAATTAACATATTCTGACAATGGTAAAGAGTTAGATGATACTGAACTTCTTAAAACTGGTGATGAGTTAATGCTCAACAACGGTAATAAGAATACTAGATTTAAGATTTCAAAAATAGACGGGTCTACAAGACAATTAGAATTAGAACTAATAGAAGGATATGAAGCGCTTAAAATAGGAGCCGATGCATTATCTATTTACAAATACACTAGAAACGGACTATCTGTTCAGGTTAATTGTGGATTCAACGAAAGGGTTTTAGTATTTATTAAAGCTATTGATCCAGATTCAAACATGTTGGCAGAAAAATGGTCACCGGGTATTGGTCTATATACTAATGAATTAACTCTTCTTCAAGAAGATGGGACATTTATTAGATTAGATGATTATTACAAGGAAAACGTTGCAGATTTCGGTCAATATATTAAAGCCCTTAAAGACGATGCTATCCCTCCAGCGACAATAGGTGTTACACCTGATGCTCCAACTTTGGATAACAGTAACTTTAAGGTTGTACAAATTAACAGACACCTGACTAAGAATGACGCATCTGATAAGATCAAGAAGTTTTCGGCAGACAAAACATCAGTTGAAGAGACTATTAAGAAATTAGACGATACTATTTCTAAGAAAAGGACTGAAATCTCAACTAAAAAATACGAGTCTGAGGTTCAACGAGATAAAGATAAAAGTGAGCTTAACTCATTAATAGATGAAAGAGCTAGTGAAACTAAACTTTACAATAGTTTAGTAAATCAAATTCAATCATTAGCTTCAAGTACCAATGCTACTAACATTACACCTAAGTTTAGAGTTAGGGGTTTTTGGGCAGTGCCAGCTCCTAAAAAGGTTGCAGACACAGTTCCACAAAATGTTGTACAGTTTTCTGTTCAATACAGATACTTGTCAACCAATGGTAAATCAAGTGAAGTTTCACAGTTGCCATTTACAGACGGTACTAGAGAAAAAACTGCAGTATTCTCAAATTGGAATGAAATTAAAACTAAGGTTAGACCAAGGGGTAGAGTAAAACCTACAATTCAAAACATAACTCAAAGACTTAAACCAATGAAGTTTGAGTGGAAAGAATCTTTAGTAGAAGATGCTCAAGAAATTAATTTTAACCAATTAGATATTGCCATTAATCAAAATGAACTAGTTGAAATTAGAGTAAGATCTATTTCTGAAGCTGGTTATCCTGCAAACCCAATTTATTCTGATTGGTCAGAGTCAATAACTATTGATTTCCCAGAGGCCGAAATAGACACAACTGATTTAGATGGATTGATTGAGAAAAACTTAGCTGAAGTTGCTTCTGTTAAAATATCTGAAGAATTAACTTCTAAAGGAGTATTTACACACGTTGAAGAAAGTTTTGTTGCTAATGAAAAACTATATGCACACAATGCAACGTCAATTGCATCGGGATTCTTATCAGCAGAACAGAAACCTATTTCAGTGTTTGATAAACTAATTGCATTGGAATCTGAAATAGCTGCACTTAAAGAAGGTATCGAAGCTGAAGTTGGTGAATTAGTAGTTACGTTAAGATCAGAAGATGGTACAGTATCAGTTATTCAGAATAACACAGTTAATCAAATATTTGCTGGATATTATGTTGACGAAGTTGCTGAGCTTTCAGTTAAAAAAGGTCACATCGTTACTAAGACGTTTAAGCTATTATTAGAAAATACTAAGGCAACTCAATTAGAATTAGTTGCAAGATTAACTGGAGATAGAGCAAAACCAGTTTACAAATCATCGGGCGCAGGTTCACAAGAACATGGTCTTGGATTTGGAGTTCAGTTAAATGATCAAGAAACTACAAGTATCGATACTAAAGTGGCTTCTGATACGTATTATACATCTCAAGGTAAATATGATTTAGCTCCAATACAATATCAAAATGTTTCTCCATCTGCGATTGCTAACGTAGAAGATTTATTATTATCTGCACCGTATCAATCTGCACAAAGAAGAGGACAATTTATCTACAACAGATATATGGATGTTGCAAATCAAAATTCGCTGTACATCACTGAATCATTAATAGATGGAGCTCCTGCCAGTTTAACTAATTACGAATATACATTAAGTTATGCTGCATTTGAAGACAGTAATATGCCTGTTGGTAGTGGTATTAGTTTAAACCAACCTACTGGTGATGGTACATCAAACGACTTTATTTGGACCGGTTCATTCGGCGTAGCACAAGGAGTGTCAAACCTAAATATGGACTTTGGTGCAAATATGGTAGATGTGTGTTCTGTTGGAACAATAGGTGCAGCAGCATACAACACTGGTCTTTATATGCATAAAGATCATCCTGATTTAGAGAACTTATATTCTGATTGGTCGCCTAACGGATATTCTGAAGCTGATCAAAAAGAGTCATTACAACTTCTTGTAAATCAAGCTACAAACACAATGCCAATACCTGCTACATTTGTATCTGGTAAATCATTTAGATCTATTGGTGCATTTGGAGCCAACTTTATTAACATTAACAATGTTAAAGCTAAGCAACAATTAGGGTTCCAAGACACTAAGGACAGTCAGATTATAGCATCTGGAGATAGAACATTTAAAATGTCGTTTGATTCTAATGATCAATTCTTATTAGGTGGAAGATCATGTGGATCTTTCTTATTTATGTCTCCTATTAATTTAAATACTTTATCGGTTGATGGAGAAACTAAACAATCTAGAAAATCTATTAAAGGTAGAGATAAATCAGGTTTGGATAATTCGAATGCACTTACGGTAGATGTTGTATTCCAATACAGAATGACTGATTACTTTGGAAATGACCCAGAATCTGACAGAGGAAGAATTGGTGGACAAGCTAAATTAACTTTCCCTAATTTAACATATACTAAAAAGATTGGTTTTGATATCTTTGACAAATACGATCAGCAATTTACATTTGATTTAGAAATATTTGCCAAGTACAGTGCAAAAGGTAAAAACTTAAACTCAATAAGAGCTGCCCAACTAGTTAGAAACGTACCAAGCTTCTCTGCACCTGCAGTTGATAGAAGAATGTACAACTTTAAAGGTTATTCCGTAAGATAATATGGAAAAGCTACTGTTATTGTGTTAGATATATAATAGAGAAAGTAGTTAGTACTCTATTAATAAAACAAGTAACACGATAAATGGCAGCACAAAGTTTTAAATTATTTCAAGGATCTGCAGATCAAACGTCAGCATGTGGCTTTGGTCGTAGCACTTCGGCAGAGATAGAAGTGTGGTATGATGATACTAACAGCGGTACTCCATCTTCTCCATATGATATAACAACACTTCCTAGTGGTTCACAATTATATAAGGATAATACTCTAGCGGCTAACAGTGCGCTTGACTCAAATCATCTCGGTGGAAGCGGATTACCGGTAGCTGGAAATAATTGGTGGACATTAAAGGATAATAATTTTGGTGAAATACAAATTGACAGTACAACTGGACAAACTATCAGTAGTTACGTAGATTGTCAAGTAGAGTACAAAATAGTAGAGTTTAGAGACGATACTGATGCTACTATTACTAGTGCATCTGAAGGTGATGTGATATCACTTTACATTGAGGCAATAGGTGATTTAGATGGAGTAACGGTAGATTATGATCTAGATTCATCTTCAGCTGCAGATTACGATGATCTTGAGGATCCTGAGCAGGGCGGTGCTATTACATTTTCTACTATGGATGGTGATCAGTTTAGATGTTCAGCTGTACTACCCATTGAAATAGCCACCGATGCACTTGCAGAAAGCACAGAACAGTTGGTCTTTGTATTAGGTGATATTAATAATCAAGATAGTAGCAGTAATCTTATAGGAACATCTATAGTTTCTATAGATATAATAGATGTGTCACCAACTCCGACACCGACTCCAAGTTCAAGTGCAATATCTCCAACTCCGACGCCTAGTCCGAGTGCGAGCGCGTTACCAGAGTTTGAGTGTAGTGACGCAAATTTAGGCTTGACTGCTTTGGCAGGTTTACCAGTAGGTACAACAATTGACACGACTTTAATTACTATAGATGCAGGTACAGTAGCAAGCATAACACCAAGCGATATTCAATCAGGTAGTGCTCAATATGCGATTGTAGTAAACGTACCATCGAGTGGTTTTAATAATTCTGGATCAACAATATCATGTGATGAAAGTATTACTGGTGATAGTGCACCAACTGCACAAAATTTAACAATATCTCTTGATTCAGAAGAGAGTGAAGATATTAATATTTGGAATCTTGTAAGCGATGATATTACCAGTGACGGTGATTTAACCATTACTTTAGGCGCGTTAAACCCTGCTTTAAGTGGATCATCTTTAACAACGTTAGATGCTTCTGGAATAACAACATATCAAGCACCTTTAGTTGAATTTTCTCAAGGAAACAAAACACAAACATTTACATACACAGCACAAGATGTTGCTGGAAATACATCTACGGGTACTATTACTATTAATATATCTGCTGAAGCAAATACTGCACCAGTATTTCAAGGTACACCATATAACATAACTACTCAGTTAAATCAAACTACTGCGGAAATAATTTCTTATTCTGCGATAGATGCAGAAACACATGCAATTACATATGCTATTTCTGTTCAGCCTGGAAAAGGTGTTGCCACATTAGATACTACTAATTCTACAGTTTCATATATACCAAATGGTGGTGAAACTGGACCCGATTCAATAATATTAACCGCTACAGATAGTCAAGGATCTGCCACAGACACTAACATTACTATTGCTATTCAATTTCCGGCATATTTTGAAATTTTAGCAACTTCATTTTTTAATAATGAAGATGATGCATGTTTAGATCCTGCAACAGTTGCAGTTTGGTTTTCTACACAAAATGCAACGCAGATAAGCGATCTTGCTGTAGGTGATAAAATATACAACGATGCTAATGGAAACGGTGTTTATGCTTCTGGATATTGTAAAATACAACAAGGAGCGCTAGAAAAAGTTGTACAATTAGGAGCCGATGGAGCTATTATATCGATTGATAATTGTGATGCTCAATCTAATTTATTTCAATCAACTAGAGTTAGATACTCTGGGTCGGAAACGAATTTATGTAATGATTTTGGAGGTGAAGTAGTAGATATATTTTATGGAATTTCAAACCCTTCGGATCCATCACAGGACATAGCAACTCTTGTTGCAAATAATACACCGTTGTTTGTTAGTAGTTATAGAGCAAATCAGTATGCTAACGGATTTAACAATGATTTAGAAGGTTTAATACCCGCAGGTTTATATCAAGCATTTAATGAAGCGCTTTATTACTTTAAAAGAGGTGGTGATGATTCTTGGATTATATTTTCCGGAAATAGTTATCAATTTAAGTGCCCTGATCCTATTGAGTATAACACATATAGTTTAGGTTTCTTAAGTTATGATACTAATGTTGATGATCTTTGTAATTCAAACACTGAAAGTAATGAAATATGGTATAGATTACCTGAGATTGATGGAGTAACTGCTCCACCCGCAACTCTACTTGAAATAGCACAGGGCAATATCCCAGTATTTATAAGTGAAAACGCAGCCACTGAAAACTTAACAGAAGGTTTGGCTCCAAGCGGAGTATACTCAATAGATGTAGATGAATATTTTGTATGGAACAACGAAGGTGACGGATTTGAATATAATTGGTATGGCTTTAATAGTCAAAATCAATTTGTAAAAGATTCACAAATTACACAACCTGGAAATTGTGCACAATATGTTAGACCTGATATGAACAGTAATGTCGGTGTAACAACAGGTGACGGTGGATTAAATGACACTAATGTATATTATGCGTTTTATTCATGTACTGCAAATACCGATCAAGACAATACGTTAGGAACAGTTTCTCAATATTGGAATTTATATGTAGTAGATGCTGGCTTTGACATGACGCTAACAGATGAAGGTAATTCAGTGGAAGTAGGAGAAAGTCCACTTAAAGGATTTTTAGAAAGCCTTAACTTGGGACCTAACGACCCAGCAACATTCAAACCAAATGGATTTGGCTGCTTAACATATGTACACACTGTATGGTCAGAAACGATAAGCGATGCAATAAACGTTGTTAAAGCCAGAGGATTCGATAGAAAAGGAATTAAGATATCTGCTATTAACGCGGGTGATATAGGCTTTAGAAGTGAGAATGAAATTTATTCATATGGAAGAGATGCATGCAATTCTTGTAAAGATGATAACACACCATTATCAACATACACTTTACCGTTTATTGATGGTGATGTTATTGAAGCATTAGGTCCTAACTTTAATCTAGAAACTAATTATAAGTTAGACAATGTTTCTAAACCCCTCTTAAGAACAAATCCTAAACTTACAACAAATATTAAGTTAGTAGTAAACGAAAGCGATAATCTATATTTAGAAAGTATAAACGCAACTAAAGAATTGGCATCAATTGAGTATAAGAAGTTTCCAATTAATAAAGATGGAAAATATTCATATGACGTTGCTAATTTTTATAATGTAAACATGACTCCTAATAAGATCATGTTCCAAACTAAAAGAGATTATTCTGATATTACTGTTTTAGATAGTTATGAAAAACAAATCGAGGAATCATATCAATATGGTGCTAATTACAATTTTTCTAAAGCACATGAAGAAGACTTTAGAATTTTTGCTCCAATTTGGTTAGATACACATATACCTAGAAATTTTGTTATCTACAGAGTTAATGATCCCGTGGGTTCTTTGGATCTAAAGGACAACGCTGCTGATAATTTTAGAAGAATACAGAATCTTCTTCAAAACGCAGAGATTATTAAATCATTTGATTTAACTAGAAGTTCTAACATTGGTACGTATTTAAGAAACCACGTCCAAGATGAAACTTTCCCTAAATCTCCGATTACTGTTAATTTTGAAAAGAAAGAAAAATCTAGCTTTAACGGTATAGATCTTATTAAAGGTGGATTTACCAGTAAGGGCGAATACTTATATAAAGACTACATATTAACCGATAAGCCTTTAATAGAAGCTAATGATTATATCACGGATGCCTTTAGAAGAAATGAAATTGCCTCGGCAAATCTAATTAATTTAGAATTTTTATTTAATGATGACCTAGCAGCAGATTATAGTGTAAATAGATATTTTGGATTATTCGTAGATGAAATAGATTCTGGATATGGTAGAATATTTTCAATAGACGGCAAGATTCATCAATTTAAAGAATTAAATTCTTTAGTAGATCCATCATTACCAGAAACAGCAATACCATCACATAAGCAGGTTACTACTATGCCGATGTTAGCGTATGCAAACGCAGGTAATAGATTTTTCAATATTTCTAGCAATACTGTATACGATGATAGTGAATGGAAGGTTGCAATAGAAGATAGCGATAATTACATATCTAGTCAACTAGGTATAAAACAAACTGGTAGGTCAATTGATCTGGTTGAAAACAATGATCATGGCTACGACTTCATTAAGCTAAATGTAGTAAATGCGCCATACACTAACGATTCACTAGGGATCACTAATATTAAAGAGGAAGCTAATAAATTTACATTTATTAAGCATGTTGAGGGCGAGGTAATTGTATTTGCTATTGATAATCCTCTAGATCTAAGTACACCTAAAACATTTTCAATAACGACATCTGCTGAAATGGCAACAACTGTTAAATCTATTTTTAATAAAGTAACTGCCGGAACGGATTTAAACGATCAGCCTCTTCCTGCTGGAAATACAGAATCAGATTTGGAAGATTCTGAATTATTTAGAGATATTTTTGATATAACGTTTGATAGTGTACATCTACAGGGTGTTAAAAGTTTCTTTTTTACAGAAAAAATAGCAAATTTAGGTGATTTAAATCTAAGGATAATTTCACAAGGAGATTGTATTATTAGAAACGATGAAATCCAAACTAATTTAAATCTACAAAATAGCATATACAGAGCAGAATCACAGTTAGAATCAAAGAGATTCGAAGGATATAGATACTCTAATCAGGGTACGTCTACTGATATAGCGGTGGCGTTGGCAGCTTGTATTGATAGTAACGAAACTAGATTTTCAGCATATAATGTAGGATCTTCGGTTTATATCGTAAGCTCTGTTTCAGGTTATGAATTAATGCAATCTTGTTTACTGTTAGGAAAGGGTAATGTTAACGAATTCTTAAGCATAGATAATGCTGACACATTTAATAGATTACAATTAAGAGAGTCTATAGATATATTACCTGGTTGTGCTATTCTAGAAAATTATGATTCTTATTTCTTATCTGGAGGAAATGCACCTGGAAAATCAGTATTTGTAAATAATGAAACAATTAGTGAAATAAGTGCTAATGATTATATAGAAACAGAATACAAGGGCGTTTATAACAAAGTGATCGATGTAGTAGAAGATATTACTAGAACAGACAGTGAATATTCTAAAGTAATATTAGAAAACAAAAACGACTTAAAGGATGGTGACAGTAAAGTTTATTACGAAAACGAAGTTAGACTTGGTTTATTTTCTGCATACAACATATATGACTTAAACGTTGATTTTTATGATACTTCTAATTCTGACATAAAAGAATTAGTATATGAGACTCAATCCGAAATAGATTATGAGCCTTACACAAATGCCATAAATAATGTAGATCCTACTACTGGAATTGAAACCACAATATTAGGAGCTAGTGATATTTTTAGCGAGGATTTTGAATTAGATCCTATTGATTATTTTTCTAATCTATCTAAGATACTAACTGAAGAGTCAGTAGATGATGAAGAAAATAATCAAATAACTTCGGAGTATGATAGACTTAAAGAAAATAACCTAAAGCAGTATGCTATTAATTCTAGAATAGTACCAAATATTAATAAATGGGTACTTAAAGATACAGTAACTGTTAGAGAGCAACCATACTATTTAAATGTTAATGAAGCTTTCGGTAGAACTAATTTTTCTCCAGATTTAACTGTATCTGAAAGAAATAGAGAATCAATGACGCATGAGTGGTTTTACATGGAAAAACCACCAAAATATTTAAAGTATAACGAAATCAACGATACTTTTAGTTATGTTAATTTTATAGAGGGATTTGATTTAAGTGCCAACTTATTTAAAAGCACAACCAATGATTATTTTAATGCATTTATGATAAGCGATGGTTTTGAAAAAACACTTACTGAAGAAGATTTAGTGGATATTTACGATGATATTTTAGAAGGTGATCCTGAAATAAATTCAATAGGAAGTTCAATTACTTCATTTATTAAAACTAATATACTAAAAAAATATTCAATAATAAGTGGTGGTAATAATATGTCACATGCTAGTACTATATTTAAAGGAATTAAAGTTGATTTCAAAAATAGAAAAGAATTTTTAGAAACAACTGCAACAGAAGTTGTGAAGAGCAGTGAATTCAATGGTTATAAATTTAGTGTGTTACTTAAAGTAAACGAAGATGCCGATACAAATAGCATATCATATGAGGTAATTCAAAATAAAAAGTTTAAATTCGTTATAATGTATATTACGTTGAATTTAGGTGATTATTGGATTGATAATAATATGAATAGAAAACTTCTTTATGAATTAAATCACAAAATAGTGTTTGATTCTGACCAAGAAGATTTTACATATGCAGATACTAAATTTAATGGTGCATTACAATTTAATGACCCTTCTATTAACTGGTCAGACGAAGGACCTTACACGATTCCGGGCATGTCACACATAAATGGATCTTTACCAAAATTTGATTCTCAAATAACATTGGGTGATGATGGTTTATATGGAGAGATTCTTTTAGATTTATTTCCAAATGACGATACTAATTCTATCTATAAAGTTTCAGTAACCGCAGTAGATTCAGATAATTCATTAAAGATATCTGGTAAACCTGTCAATATATCTGATAGTACTGATATTTTAAATGTTGAATTTTTACCTAATTCTATTCAAAGGGGTGCAGAATACACATATGTTGGCGGTGGAGCCAACGCACACAAAGTTATTTTAGAAAAACTAACAGCAAAATCAGTTGCAGATTTAGTTAACCTAAACAACGACGAGATTGTATACACTACGATTGATGTTGATGGAACTACACATAACAATAGATTTGTTATAAACTTTAGTGATGGAACAGAAGTAATACAAAGGTCTGAGCTTAATATAGAAGAAGATACTGATAAACCTAAAAGTTTTAAATTGTTTAAAGGTAATATAGGTTATAATTTAATGTCAGAATCTGAATACTATCCATTTTTAATTAGACATAATGGAAACTACACAGTAGACATGAAACCTGTCGTTACATTTACAGATCCATATTCTCACTTTAAAGTTAATAGATTACACTTGACAAATAATGCAAATGAACTTAAATTTGAGGAATTGCTATATAAACACTCTTTAACAAACTTAAGTGAATTTAATAGAGCAGATGCATACTACAGAAGATATAACAGATGTGGCGTTATGTTTAACTTAGGTTTTATTAGTGACGATGGAACACATGATTCAAACTGGGGATTGATTCAAAATCATTTCTATCATAAAGTAAATGAAATTAATCCAAGTGGTGTAACTAAACTTTCAACAACGAGTGATAAATTACCATTATACCCTCTTATTGGAGAGATTGCTATTGATAAAAAAGACATTAATGTATTTAGATCCTCTTGGGATTCTGAATATTATACTAGGTCATTAGCTGGTGGAAATTCTACCAACATACCTGGTACATTTGATACACATGAAGAAAGATCTTATTTAGCATCAACTATTATGAAGCCTAAATATTCATATGAACTTCTTGATTTTAATACATCTTATGTTAATTCTGAAGAAGAATTGGACGAAATTCTGATAAACAGCGCTAACACAAGTGACGTTGTAGTATATGAAAATATAAATTACATAATAGCAGATTTTTATGTAGCTGATATTTTAATTACTAAACTAGCAAAAGAAGGTGTACTAGAAAGTATTTCACAATATGTTACTCCATCTAATTCGGCTGGAAATAAAGAAACATTAAACGATGATGCATTAATGTATGCTGAAAATAATTTAATAGAAACATATATTTTAGATTCTATTAGATTGTACACTAAACAATTTAAAGGTAAAGGTTCTAAGATTATAAATGCGGTAACTATTGATCAATTAGACAGTGACGGATTTACTCTTGACAAGAATAATTTTGCGTATAGAAGTCATGTGCAAAAGCCAATGAATTTTAGGTTGATATATAATAAAAGATTAGGCTACTCTTATGATATAAAACCTATGATAAAAATAAAGTCATAAAATGGCAATCAACATTAGAGAAATATTACATCCAAGTGATTCTGATTCTATTAAGTTTGAGAAAATCAACTATAATTTTGACCAGATACTTGCAAACGGAGGTGGTCCAAGAGGACTAAAGGGACAAAAAGGTGACCAGGGAAATCCAGGTTTAACTGGAACTAAAGGTGACCAGGGAATAAAGGGTGATCAGGGACTAAAAGGTGAAACTGGTACTACTAATACTCCATGGTCTTCTGTAGATCCAAGTAACGACACCACTTATAAAATTTTAAAACCAAAGAGATTAGGTTTAACTTACACCCCTGTGGTTTTTATAGGTGATGAAACTTTCGATGAAACTTTAACGCAAGATGGAACAAACACTGGAATCAACTCTAAATTAACTATAAAGAAAGATTCTATTGCCTTTGATAATTATATTACATTATTAGATGATATAAGTGGTGAAAAAATAGTATTTACAGGATCATATGATCCTGGTCAATCTATAACTAGATTTGCTATTCAAAATGCATTTCAAGCTTCTAATATTCAATTTGCAATAAGTGTAGATTATATAGATTTAGATTCTAATAATAATACAAATATTACAGGTGGATCAGGTGTTAATATTCAGTCTGGAGGAGATTCTAATATTAAATTAGAAACTTTAGGAAATGGAATATTAGATGTAGATTCGAATGCTGAATTTAAAGGGTATGTTAAATTAAATAATACGTCAGACCCAATAGCACCAAGTGCTGGTATGATTAGATATAATTCAAACACCAATACATTTGAAGGTTATTTTGCTAGTAATGAGTGGAAAGAACTATGTACTGAGTGTGGAGCCGGAGTATCTAACTCTGTAATTATAGGTGGTGGAAATATAGATGCAAACGCAGATGGAACTCCAGTTAATAGTAATAGCATATCTATCGGTGGTGGAAATACACCCAGTGGAAATATAGATGCAAACGCAGATGGAACTCCAGTTGGAGGTTCTTCAACTCCGACTCCGACTCCAAGTTCAAGTGCAATACCTCCGACTCCGACTCCAAGTAGTTCGGCATCGGCAGACGATATATTTGTTACATTTAATAACACATCACTTGCTCAATATACATTAGATGATGATAATGGTGGAAAAGGAGGAGGGCCTGGCTCAGCCTCACTAACATATTCTTATAATTATAGTGGACAAACATCTGGTAATGATGTACCGACGGTTGTTCAAGCCGATTCTAGAATTAGTGTTACATTTACTCACGGTACATATGCAGGTCTGAGAACATATGGTAATATACACATCGACAGTATAGATACTGGTGGATGTCCAGCAAATGGTTTACAGTTAGACGATTTAATAATAGCACACCCTACTAATAGTAATGCAACTTATACTTTAATCGGTGGTTTAATGCAAGCCTTTACTTGTATTGACTTTAACGTTTATAAAGGTAGTAGTGCACAAGCTGCATGTGGTGAAATAGGAAACGGATCAAGTGTATATTCATCAGCTGATGCAGTTTGGCAAAACGGAACGATATTATATGTAGGAGCCAATGGTTCTTCAACACAAGCAGAAGAAGGTAAATATTATATAGATCATTCTAACGGTGAAGATGTTTGGTTCAATAGAGTAGGTGGACTAGGCTTAGAAATGACTACAAATAAATGTAGTGATTATAGTACATCTTCTTAAGATTAATAAATATAAATATAAAAGAAATAAAACAAAATAAAAAATGGCACATACATACACAAGAACAGTAACAGTAGTTCCAAGCGATGATAATTATGAATGGCAAAATCCTGCAGGATGGATAGCCATTAATCAAGTTGGAAGCTCTGATACGTGGGAGATTACGGTATCTGATAATACAACCAATCAGAACAGATCAGCAGTATTAACAGTTAATCATTCCGATGGTGCAACCACTAATTCTATTACAGTAAATCAAGCAGGTAGTGGCAGCGTACAGGCGAGTCCAACTCCAACTCCAACATCGAGTGCGAGTGCAACTCCAACCCCAACCCCTACACCATCTGAATCTCAGCCGGCGAGTAGTATTGGAATTATACTGGATGATCATAATTCCTCCGGTACAAGATTCACTGGTAGTTACCCTCTAAGTCTTGGGTTTACATTAACGGGTGTTGGAGAAAACATTTTTCCAACAAACCCTGATGACGTAAGTAACTCTAACATGAGTGTGGTAATGGACGGAAACGTATCAGGTAGTTCACAACAGACAAGTAAAGGCCAAGTAACAACATGGACTGGAACTTATACGATAAATCCTACAATTTCCGCTGAAAACGACATAGATGGTGACATTGCATTAACATTCGGAGGTTTAACTGTTGGTGAAAGCTTCTTCTATAGAATTCAAGGTACATCACTCCCGGAGGAAGACGATGAGGGAGGCGTTAAATTTAACGGATAAAAAATGGAAATAATTAAGAAAATATTTGGCAATAAGAACACCCTTACATTTGTATTGGGTGCTCTTTTTGTGTTGTTATTTTTAAGACAATGCAACCAAGTGGCCTCTTTGAAACAAGATGTTAAATATGCACAAGAAGATGCTAATATTTCTTTAAATAATTTATTAGCTGCCCAAGATTCTGTTACAGTTTTAAAAAATGATAACGGTGATCAATTGGCACAAATAAGATCTTATAAAGTTGATTTATCAATTAAAGATAATAAACTCATCAAGATGACTAATAAGTATAAAAAAGCACTAGACTTAAATGATGATTTATCAGATGTTAATTCATTGATATCTGCTGAGTTAGAAATTAAAGATAGTTTACTAGCAAATACAAGCGTAACTCAAATAGATTCAACCACTGCTGAAGTTAAATATGAATCATTTAAAGATTATGGTAGTGGTAACAGCAGATCTCTATTTGGAACTTCTACATTAAAATATGATTTCGGTCAATTTAGAGTTTTAGATAGTAAATTTGAATTAAAACAAACATTAAGTTTGTTTGCTGCTATAGAAAGTGTAGACGGCGCAGATAAATTAAAATTAAGTACTAGTTATCCTGGTATAGAAATTAAAGACATTGAAAACATAAACTTAATCAACACTCGTTTAAATAGAAAACTTGAAAAGAAATCAGGATGGTCTATTGGAATTGGAGTTGGTTATGGAATAAACTTAAATAATAATCAAGTAATTAGTACTGGTCCTTCTATTGGTTTAGGAGTGTATTGGTCACCTAAATTTTTGAGATTCTAAACAATATGGCAAAATCATCAAGATATTTCAGGATAGACGAAGACGTTTTATTAGAATTCATATATCACGATCAAAGTAATCCAGACGCTACTAAAATTGAAGTAGACGATAACGGCAGTGAAGTAAAATTCTTAGACACTGTAAGAAATGTACCAACTGCCTCTAGGCATTTAATAAATGAACTAGGTAGTGATGTTGTAAACTTTGACGTTACAACAATTAGTGGATATTTATCTATTGAAAACTTTGCTGCAAGAACTTTACTTTTACAAAATGGTAAAACCTATAAATTTGATTTATCTGCATTAGATAATCCTGAATTATTCTCAGTTAGTGGAACTTTAGGAATATGGTCATATTCATCCGTTACTAAAATAGGTAAATATATTCCTAATCAAAACGGAACAGTTGAATATAATTACCCAAATCTTATTGGTGGTAAAGTAATAGTAGATACTAGAGCAAATCCTCTGTTTTCTACACCAGATGAAGTTACTGGTAATGATATTAATCAACCAATTGGAAGATATCATGGTGTTAAAGTACCTAATGATGAATCTAGATATGCATTATTAGGATATGATTCAACAGGATATTATGAAATGTTTAATTACATAAACAATAATGCAGGTTGGACAGGTGGTAATGAAGCTGATCTTATTAATTACCAAGTAGAAGCTACTCAAAATATTAATTACATTCAATATGATTCTATAAGGTTGCATTTAAAAAGCGGATATAGCTTTTCTGCAAGAGACTATGAAGGTTTCTTATTAGAAGTTACAGCAGATAGAACAACTGGAATTAAAAATTATTTAACACAGTTAGTGTATCTTAACACTAGTAATTACGAATATGCTAATCCAAGACCTTTTATTTTAGGTGAAACTTTGTGGAGCAAATTTATTGAAATTAAAATTCCTTCTATCATAGGTCAGAATTCAGAATTTAAAGATAGATTTTATGGAGATGGAACAATAGGATCAAGTGATTTAGATCCGGCTACAAACTATGGAATTAGTTTTAAACTAATAGACAGGTTAGAGGTCGGTAATGGTTTTGATTATTTTTACACAAGTGAAGAAAATAAGTTTAGTGTTTCTAGAGAAGATGAGTATCAAGATTTTACTGTTGTAATAGAAGATGCAAACGATGGAGACTATTTTAAAATATATGGCGAAAAAGATAACTCTATAGGGGCATTCGAGGCATATGTGTTAGAAAGAATTCAAACAACATCAGATGATATAATAGCAATATTTGATGTAGATGTATTTGAACAAATAGGTACTGCATATGTAAAGACTAATGAATTAACATTTACACAGTATGAAGATTTTAATGATCCTATACTGTTTAGACCTATTATAAAAAATGCAAATATTGCTGTTAACTTTTCTATTGAAGTAACTATGCGAATTTATAATCAAACAGACAATACACAAATAGTTAAAAGAGCTAGTATGATTTTAAATCAGGCTGGCAAATACGGTAAAAAACTTTCGGCACTAAAAATCAATAGCCCGAATATAATGACTGAGGTTTACAATATATTACCCAATTTGTCAGGTAATAAAGTAATTAAAAGTTTGATTATGGATAGTGTGCCTAGATCTGTTAAAGTTGTGCCTGCATTTATGGAAAGACACAATATTATAGCAACATCTTCTAAGGTTAAATTAGAAGGTGAAGGTGAAAATCCAATGATCAAAGATGTAGAAGAAATTGAAACTTCTGCATTTATGGTTGAAGGAGATATTAGAATTAGTATTCCACCGTTTGCATGTTATTTTAAATTTGTAATTTCTAAAAAAATAGGAGATGATATTCAATTTATTTCTTTTGAAAATGCTGAAAGATTAGTATTATCGTTTGGAGATGGCACAAATAAATTAGTATTTAATCATATATCTAATAAAGACATAGATATGGGTGAAGGTGAAGTTTTATTTAAAATAAACGAAGCTAACGCTAAAGCAATTAGAAACATGAGCAACAACAAGTTTTATATTAGTGTAGACAATGGTATTGAACAAACGTATGTGACCTCTGGAGAATTTATAAAAGCATAATATGATTTTAAATAGTAGGAATAATACATTTGACTTTAAGTTCCCTAGGAATTTTATACCAGCAGAAGTAGCCGAGAAATATAAAACGTACCTAACAAAGGTGCCTGGATCAATGTTAGCAGAACCTATAGATTTTGTTAATTATTCTATACAAGGTGTAAATATACCAGGTGTTTCTTTCGACCCTATATCACAAGCAGATAATGATGGTTCTATAAGATACCAAAGAGGTGCAGTTCCTATTCAAAATACAATTGAAAGACAGTTTACAGTAACTATGCAACTGTTAGACGGTTTTATAAATTATTGGATAATGATGGACACTTTGTTATATTATTATGCAAGATCAACCACAGAGCCATATACAGAACCTTTAACGTTAAGGATTTTAGATTCTGAAGGTGCATCAGTTGCATATATGCAGTTTGCTAAACCAATAATGAACTCTATTAATGAACTTAATTTAAACTTCTCAGACAACATATCTGAATTCAGTACATTTGAAATTAATTTTTATTACAATCAACTTAAACTAAGAATAGAATTAGACTAATATATAAGATATGAAACATTTACTTACATTAGAAAGTTATTATTCTTACAAAGATTTTGAAAGAGGAAGATGGGGAACTCCATCCGAAATAGAAGAAGATTTACGTATGAGTATTATTAAATTACTAACATATGCTGATATTGCAGATAACTTAGATGATGTTATATATGTAGATCAATCGAGCGATAAAGGTATTAAGTGGGAAATTACTATAAAACACGCTGAAGGTAAAGATATTTTACACGCATATAAAAGAACTAACTGGAGAGGACAATATGAATTCTATTTAAACAAGAAAAAATCTTCTGAATATGAAATTCAACAAATGTTCTTACAAAAGTTTGTATCACCGTTAGATCAATATTTAGCATCTATGAAATCATTTGATAAACACTATCAATATGCAGATGATAACAGATCATATAAAAGTGGATCAGCACATGCTGATAGATTAAGAGAAATGTATAAGGTTTTAAAAAGTGCCGAAAAGAAAAAGGCATATAAAGAATTTGTAAAGAAACATAAAACAGAACTTCCTTTTAAGGATTTCTCTGGAGCATAATAAAGAAAGATATATACAATATGAAAACATTTAATAAATACTTAGTCGAAGAGAAGATTACTGATCAAGACATGGATATTCTTAAAGAGAATCTAAACTCTGAATGGTCTCCTGAATTAGAGGCTAAAATAGATGCAGCTATCGATGAATTTTGTAATACATATCAAAAGGAAGACGGTACTTATGATTTAGATAAGCTTAATGAAGAGATGACAAATGAAGGTCTTTTAGGATCAATAATAGGTGGTTTAACTGGTTTTGCCTTAGGTAAATCAGTTGGTAAATTATTAGCTAGAGTACTAGGTATTCAAAAGGGTATATTATATGATTTATTAACTTCAAGACTTGTCGGTGCCGCACTAGGTGCTAGTCTTGGTAAAAGATTCTAAATGAATTACGTTTCAGTAGATTTTTCTTTAAATTCTCCAGGTATTTGTATTTTCAATACAGAATCCAACACACATCATTATATAAGTTACGTTAAACCAGGTTTAGGTACCAAAAAGGAACAAAAGCTTCAGGAAGATATAGGCTTATTAGATGATGTCACATTAATTTATCAAGAAGATTGGAAGACCACATTTGGAGATTATTCAAAGAATGAGTTAGCAAAGGTAAGAAGATATATGGCAACTGCTGACGCTATTATTAATATTATCCTTAATGTTACAAAATCTAAACAAGATTATATAGTTGCATTTGAAGGTACTTCTTATGGTTCTAAAATGGGAACTAACAATATAATTGACATGGCTGCAGGTGCTGCTATTCTTAAAGAACAGATGATTACTCAACTTCACGTTAAAGACATATTGACTGTGGCTCCTACAACTATTAAGAAGTTTGCTGGTAAAGGTAACATGAACAAGCTTCAGTTGTTTGAGGCTTATCAGCAAAATGTGAACGATGACCCAATCTTGGCTCGAAGCCCCTTGCATTCTATGGTTAAAAACTTGGAAATTGGGAAAAAGATCCCGAAGCCGTTAGACGACCTAGTCGATGCGTATTTCTTGGTTACATACGTTTCAAACCCCTCCACCTAATCTTTCCTCCAGACTTAGATAACATTTGTTATATGCTAGTTGTGAGAAACTGTTTCATTTTTTTATTATTTATTTTTAATAAGCCTCTCCATGAAACAATTGGGAACTAAGATATATAATATGTATAATAATTAAAGTATTAATTTATATGTTGATTACTATTGAATACCTTCGTCTAATTAAGATCCTCGAAAAAATGGTGATAGCGAACCAGCTTACTGAAAAGGAAGCGTCAGAGTTACTTCACAAGTCAGGACTGATTAAGTTAGAGGAAAATAGATGGAAGGAACCTTCAGGAGCAATCTTAGAAATAAGTTGAAACTATTTATTATTATACACTATAAGGTAACGAAAGAACATTAAAGTAATTTCAAGTATTAAACAATTAAACAATTTAAAGGTATTATGAGCGAATCATTTGACATTTTTAACTTGGGCGTAGAAGACGTAGAAACGCATCAGCCCGAAAGAACAACAGTAAACGAAGTTTACAAACCAACTGCCGATGACGGCAAAGACGGAACTTATAAAGCACTAATCCGCTTTGTTCCAAATCCAGAGAATCCAAGAAATTCTCTAATTCAAAAATACGTACACTGGTTAACTAATTCTAGTGGTGACGGTAAATTGGTAGATTCACCATCTTCAATAGGTGAAAAATGCCCAATTGCAGATGTATTCTGGAAACTGAGAAAATCAGATTCAGCAGTAGATCGCAAGTCATCAGAGAAATTAAAGAGACGTCAGCAGTACTATTCTTTAATTAAGATCGTAAAAGATCCACAAAATCCAGAATTAGAAGGTACTTACAAAGTATTCAAATTCGGTTACAAGATCAAAGAAAAAATCGATGCTGAGCTTAAGCCAGATTTCGGTGAACCAACACAGGTGTTTGACCTATTTGAAGGCAAAAACTTCGAATTGATCATTACTCGCCAAGGTGAATATAACAACTACGATAAATCTAAGTTCTCTGCTAGTACTTCTGCAATTTTAATGGGCGATTCTCCAGCAGAAAGAAACAAAGAGACAATGACTGCAATTAAAACTGAGCTTGAGAATGCACCATCTCTCGTGAACTATGACTACAAAGCATGGGACGAAGATACTAGGTCTTTTGTAAACGATGTACTAAGAATGTACTTAAATCCTGGAGATTCTATCTCTGCGATGACAAGTAGTTCAACATCTACACCAAAGAAAGCTACTACAAGTGCAACAACAGTAGTTGAAGCAGCAGCTCCGGCTCCTGCAAAGACAGAATCAAAAGAAACTGCTGCAGTTAGTACAGATGATGATCTTGATTCTTTCTTGAATGACCTCGACATCTAATAATAACATAGAATTAACACAAGAGCTAAAGGAAAGAATAGAGTACGCACTTATACAAGTAACTACTCAACAACATTCTAATCCAAATAAGCAATCACTAAAGAGCATGCATGGGCGAATAACCCTTGCATGCCCTTATTGTGGTGATTCCCATAAAGATGATACTGCAAAACGTGGTAATATATTTTGGGACACGCTACAATATCACTGTTATAATTGCGGCCACCATACAAATCTACACACATTCTTAAAGGATCATGGAATTAAGCTTAGTAAAAGCGGTGATTCATTTGCAGTAATAGATTACATACAACAAAATAAATTACAAGTAAGATCAGAAAATGTTCTTAAACCTACTTTATTTGAAGATGTGCAAAAACATGCAATAGACATTGATTTGTTTAAATCAAAATTTAAGGCTAAATCTATTGAACCAGGTGAATGGATATGGTTTCAACTTAAAGATAGGTTATTGCATAAAAAATTAGACGAGTTCTTATATTCTGCCAAAGAACATAGATTGTGGATTTTAAATTTAAGTACGGATAATAAAATTATAGGTGCACAAACTAGAAGAATGAAAGGATATGGACAAAGATACCTTTCATATGACTTACCTAAGCTTTATGAAGAAATGGGTCAACCCTTAAAAATTGAAGAAGCAGAGTCTAATCAACTAGCAAAGATTTCTACATTATTCGGGATTATGAGAGTGTCTTTTCAAAGGCCAGTAACTTTATTTGAAGGACCACTTGATGCTAAATTTATGTCAAACTCGTTGGCGTTAGCAACAGCTGGAAGATCTACTGAAGAATTTGATGAAATCGAAACAGTAAGATATATGTTCGATAACGACGACACTGGTAAAAAGAAAATGATAGAGAAGCTTAAGAAAGGAAGACCAGTATTTATGTGGTCCAAATTTCTAAAGGACAGTAATTTAGATACATATAATATCAAAGATCTTAATGATTTGATGATTAAATGTTTTGAGTTAAAGTCAGATGCCTTTAAAAATATCAATAACTATTTTACATCAAGCCAACTAGATTTATGGTATATTTAGAAGAACTAACATTTATGGTTGAAGAAAACCTAGAAGATTTTTATAACGATAGAGACCGATTTAAAGGGCATAAACTACTCATAGACTTTGAGGCAGTAGAAATTCCTGATGACCCGAATACACCTGATATTGAGTTTAGCAAGCCTAAGTTTAAGAAAAGACAAACAACTTCTAAGCACATAAAACCAGATCCTAACAAAAAATCATTATTTTAAATGAGTAAAGAAAAGATATTAGCACTCGATGAAAAATTGAGTTCACAAAGGGCTGGATGGTCAAAAAACATTAAAGATCTAGCAAGTTCTCTAAGAAATATAAATGCAATGGAAGAAACCATATCAGGAGTATTATCTTCTAGACAAACTATGGTAGAACAAATAGCATACCTAAATACTAAGGTTAAAGAACAAAAAAACAACATAAATTCCAGGTGGAGAGAGGCATATATTAGATACTTTGAATATGACTATAAGCTTGGCGAAAAACAAAAAGAGCGTTTTATTGAAAACGATCTAGTACAAGAACATACAAAATTATCTCTTTTAGAAAATCAATTAGATTTCATGAAAGAATCGGTAAAAACCCTAGATAACATGGGATTTGCCATTAGAAATAGGTTAGCACTTAAAGACCTGTAACTAAAAATAAAAAGTCCCATTAAATGTGGAACTTAGTTTAACAGAAAATAGACAGTTGCTTCGTATTGATGATGCAACTGAAATGGAGCTTGAACAACTTAATATCTCTCTTAACAAGAGAATTGAATCGTGGAGATTTAATCCATTAGTTAAGAAAGGATTGTGGGACGGTTACATATCTTACATAAAGGATGATAAGTGGATTCCATCTGGACTATGGAGAGAAGTCATGTCAATATGTAAAGAATACGGATATGAACTTAAATTAAATGGTATAACTGTCCTATTTGACACTGAAATAAACCAGGAAGAGTTTACAGAATGGGCCTTAAAGTTTTTTGAGAAATCAGAAATAACTCCTCGCGACTATCAAATAGAAGCAGCATTTAATATCCTTAAATTCAGAAAATGTTTATCAGAGCTTGCAACCTCTGCAGGTAAAACATTAATATCATTTTTAACAGTAGCATATCAATTAGAAAAAAAGAAATCAGAGAGAATTCTTTTTATTGTACCTAACGTTTCTCTTGTTGTACAAGCTAGTGAAGATTTCTTAGATTATAATTATAGAAACTCAGTAGATATAAAAGTACAACAAATTTATTCTGGTCAAAAAATAAGACCCGGTAGAAATGTAGTAATTGGAACATATCAATCTCTTGTTAAAAAGAATAAAGAATATTTTGAACAATTTGATGCAGTAATAATTGATGAGACACATAAGGCCAAATCTACTTCAATTAAGACAATATTACAAAAGTGTGTAAACGCTAAATACAGATATGGTTTATCTGGTACTATTCCAAAAGAAGGTACAATAGATAGACTTACACTAATGGCATATACTGGTCCTTTGATCACTGAGGTTTCTGCAAATTTCCTACAAAATGAAGGACACATTGCAAAATGTAAGGTTAAAGTTATTAAAATGGATTATGCTCCTCAATCTACAAAGGATGCATTTAGAGAAATGTCACAAAACAGATATGAAAGTAAAGATGTATTCAAATTTGAGCAAAACTATGTTATTAATTCCGAAGGGCGTCTTAATTTCATTTCGAACATTATATCCAGAGTACGAGGTAACAGTCTTGTTCTTTTCCACAGGATCGAACATGGTAAAAAACTATACGCTA